GAGGTGCTAAACGGCGACCCCGAGGCAATCGCGCTCAAGTACAACGGCATAGGCCCCGAGGAATGGCCGGAGAAATGGCGTCGCGCAATCACGCGGTGCTTCGGACTATTCGGACCCGCCGCGCTGATACACGACCTCCGCTTCGCCTACGCGAACGGCACGCGCCGCGACTTCAACTTCGCGAACGTCGAGTTCCACAACAACTGCCTGAAGCTCGCACGCTACTCAATCCCGTGGTGGCGCGTCCTTCGGCGGTTCCTCGCGGACGGCTCGGCTCTCGCGTTCTACGAGGCGGTTTCGTCGCAGTTCGGCTGGGACGCATACGTCAAGGCCACTTCCAAAGGCTAAACCCAAAAACACAAAGGAGTAAAACCATGCACAAGCTAATCGCAATCACCATCACCGCCGCGCTCGCGGCAATCCTCGCAGGGTGCAAGTCGGTCACCGTCACCCGCCACCCTGCGACGCTCGCGAAGGTCGCAACCGCAGACGGAGGCGAGAAGGTCGCAACCGACTCGAAGGGTGCGCCAATCGTCCTTGACGGCGGCTGGGAAGTCGAGTATTTCCAGCACTGGAACTGGCAGAAGTTCGACGCGATGTCCGCGACGGCTGGCCCGAACGTCACATTCTCACTCAACGGCTACGAAGGCGGCGCGGACGCCAGCAACCTCGTGAACCTCGTCGAAGTGTCCTTCAAGGGCGCGGCGGAACTAACCGCAAAGATCGGCGCGGCAATCGCCACAAGCGGCGGCTCAATCGCGGCGGAGGGCGGCGCGAAGGCGCTTGCGGCGGCAATCTCGAAGTTCATCAAGAACGGCGGCGACGCGTCGAAGGCGACCGTCACCTGCGCGGACGGCAACTGCACAATCAGCGACGGAACCATCAGCGAGGTCTGCGAGGACTGCGTTGCCGCCTGCGCGGACGGGTCTTGCGAAAAGAAGTGATTGCGTCTGGGCTACGCCCGACGAAGGCCGGGGTTTATTGTTTTTCCCTACATTGAGCGGAGCCGCCCGAGGTCTGATTAACCGAAGCCGCGAGAGCCGACAACAGGGCGATTGAACTGAAAGGAACGAGACGATGAAGACACTCCAAGAGATAGACAGTTGCATAGAGAGCGCGAAGCGCAAGCTGGAGTTCACCTACAAGGAACACGTGAACTCGGTTGAGCAGTTTGTCGGCCAGCACTATGCCGAGGGCGGCTCTGCGAAGTCCACGCCGACCAACCTCCTCGAACTCGCTGTCACAATCTACGAGCGGCTTCTTGCGGCTCGCACCCCGCAGTGTTCCGTCTCCACCGAGTCGCCGAACCTGAAGTATTTCGCCGCCAACTTCGAGATAGTTCTCGATCAGGTCGCGAAGGAAATCCGTCTCGGCGACACGCTGCGCCGCGCCGTGAAGGACGCCATGTTCACAATGGGCGTCGTCAAGATCGGCATCGCCGGCGCAGACCCGCGCCCCAACATGGGCGACGAGCCGTTTGTCTCGCTCGTCAACATCGACGACTACTTCGTTGATATGTCCGCGAGGAACTGGGACGAGATTCAGTTCGAGGGCAACGAATACTGGCTTGACGCGGACACCATTCGGAAAATCTACGGCGTGGCGCTCACGGGCGACGACTATTCGGGAGATTCCGTAGGTGGCGTCAAGCAAGCCAACGGCATCATGTCCGGCGAGGCGCGTGACCCGCTTCACGAGCGTGTGCTACTGCGCGACGTGTACCTCGTCCGCGAGAACGTCATGCTTACCTATGCCGTGCAGTCGAAGAAGGAAATCCGCCGCGTCGCATGGGACGGCCCCGAGGGGACACCCTACGTCAAGCTATGGTTCTCCGACGTTCCGGGTAACCTCCTCCCCCTCCCGCCTGTCGCCGTGTGGAAGGACATGCACATCCTCGCGAACCAGATTTACCGCAAGCTCTCGAAGCAGGCGGTCTCCAAGAAGAACATCGCGGGCGTCCTCGGCGGCACTGACGAGGAGATCACCCGCATCAAGTCGGCGAAGGACGGCGAGGCCGTGCGCGTCGCGGGCGCGAAGATAGAAAAGCTGGACATCGGCGGCATCGACAACGGCAACCTCGCCTTCTTCCTCCAGAACCGCGACCTCTTCTCGCTTCTCGCGGGCAACCTCGACTCGCTCGGCGGACTTTCGCCGCAGGCCGAGACGGCGACGCAGGACAAGCTCATAAACGAGGCGGCGAACGCCCGCATCAACGCGATGGCCGACCGCACCGTGGACTTCTGCAAGGCGATCTTCAAGCGCCTCGCGTGGTACGCGTGGACCGACCCCGTGCGCGTCCGCAAGTTCCGCAAGTTCGCGTCGAAGGAGTACAACGTCGGCGTAGACGTGGAGTGGACGCCCGAGACGCGAGACGGCGACTTCCTCGACTATAACTTCGACATCGCCGTGTTCTCGATGCAGGACGACTCGCCCGCGACGCGCCTCCAGAAGCTCACGAACGTCTTCAACACGTTCATCCTCCCCGCGATGGACATCTACCGCGAACAGGGCGCGTACATCGATGTAAAGGCCCTCAACGACTACATCGCCAAGAACGCGAACCTCCCGATACTCTCGGACATCGTGAGGTTCATGGAGCCGCGCGAATCCCCCGCCCTTCCGTCCGAAGGCCTGCCGCAGCCCGACTACGTTTCGCGCAAGCCACCCGTGACGAAGCGCACCTACGAACGCATCAACCGACCCGGCTCCATGTCGGAGCGCGGCAAGAATGCCGTCCTGTCGCAGATACTCCTCGGCGGCAAGCCGCAGCAGGCCGACATCGCGGGACTCAATGCGGGGAGGGTTCAGTAATGCCGACCTACTGCTACCGCTCCCGCGACCGCAAGCGCCGCCTCGTCACCCGCGTGTTCTCCGTCCGCGAGCGCCCGGAGACGTTTGTGGAGAAAGGCGTCACCTTCGAGCGCTCCCGTGCCGACGAATGGGCGGGCGTGTCCGTCCCTGCCACGGTCGGATGGCCGATGGAGTGCGTCGCGTCCGGCGTCCACCCCTCACAGGCGGGCGAGTTGAGAAAGTTCTTTGCCGACCACGGTTGCCCAACGGAGGTCACGGCGGACGGAAATCCCGTCTACCGCTCCGCGACGCATCGGAGAAAGGCCTTGAAGCTCCGTGGATTCAAGGATAAGTCATCGTACATCTAACAGAAAGGTGGGGCTTGTGCGGCAAAAATGAGATGTCCGCATTTGTCCTAATTTGTCCTTATGAGCGAACAAGCTGGAAATGATAGTATTGAAGCGGAAATCGGGAAAGCCATACAGTCTATGGAGACGCCGAACGCGACAGAGCCGCAGGTACAGCCCGGCACGCAGCCGGAGCCGACCGCCGAAGAGCAGCCGAAGGAGCCGAAAACTCCTGCGGAGGCCGATGCTTTTGTCGCGGACGACGAGCTCATCAAGCGCGGGGTTCTCGCGGGTCTCGACATCGCGGACGTGAAAGCGTTCAAGAGCGCCGAGCAAGCCGAGCGGATTCTCGCCGCGCTGGAGGCGAAGGCGGAAACGAAGACCGAGACGAAGACCGATCCGAAGGACGAAGGCGCAGGTTTTCCCGCCGAAGACTTCGACAAGGCCATCAAGGAGATAACCGACGCGAAGGACGAGGACGGCAACCCCGAATACGATCCCAAGCTCACAAAGCTCCTGACGACCATGAGCGGTCTGCTGAAAAGCCAGAACGAGGAGATCGCCGCACTGAAGAAGGCCGGAAAGTCCGCCGAGGTGCAGACGACATTCGACAAGGCGTTCGGCGGTCTCGACGAGGGGGTGCGCTCCCATGTGGACGCGGCCACCAAGTCAAAGCTAAAGGCGAAGTTCGACTTCCTCAAGGCGGCGCACGAGTCCGCGAAGGACAAGGCGACCGACGGCGAGGTTTTCGAGGAGGCGTCGAAGATTGTGCTCGGCGACCTCATGTCGAAAGCGGGTGCGGAAGCAAGGGCCGCTGCCGCAGCGAAACGGAACCAGATGGCGCTCGCCCGCCCCGGCGGAGAATCGGGGCAAAACGGAGTGCAGAAGCCGATGACCGAAGAGGACATCGCCAAGGCACTATACGAACAACTCACAAAGTAACAACCGAAAGGAAAACCTACCATGGCACTTCCATCAACTTACTCGATCCCTCCGGGGACTCGATCCTTCTCGGACGGCTCGCCCGATATTGTCAAGGCGACCGCCGAACTCCTCATCAAGCAGGGAGCGTTCACGAACCTCCTCTCCGACCTCACCGAATACGCCATTGTCAAGCGCATCATGCCGCGCCACAAGAAGGTGTTCGCCGGTGGTCTCGACTGGACGTTCATGACCGCCATTGCCTCCAACAACACGGGCAACGGCACGGCGAAGTTCACCGGGCTCTTTGAGAACGACTCCTACAACCGCACCAACGTGCTCGTGCAGGGCAAGGTCTCGCCGCGCTTCCTCACGGCGAACTACGTCTACGACAAGCGCGAACCCGTCCTCAACTCTGGCGAGGCGACGCAGAGCAAGCTTCTTGCCATTGTCAACTTCGTCAAGGTTCAGATGGAGCTGATGTACCAGAGCGTGTACGACAAGCTGGAGACGACCTTCGCCGGAGTCGGCCCGACCTACGCCGACGACAAGGTGACGCCCCACGGCATCGGCTTCTACATCCAGAAGCAGTCGAACTCCGATGCGGCTTCGCATCCCAACGGGGCTTTCGACGGCAAGGACCCGTCTTTGCCCGCTTCCTCGTCGAGCGCCACGCCGACCGCGTGTCCGCGCTGCAACATCGCCACGAGCACCTACGCGCGCTGGGCGAACTGGGCTGCGCAGTACGCCGCCGTCTCGAAGGACGACCTCGTGAAGAAGATGCGCATCGCGTCGCACAAGATCAACTTCATCTCGCCGCTCAACCTGAACGACCCCACGCTCTCGACTGGCCGCGAAATTCTGACGAACCTCGCCGTTCTTCAGGAGATGGAGACGATTCTTGAGTCGCAGAACATGAACCTTGCAAACGACCTTGCCGCCAAGGACGGCAAGACGCTGTTCAAGGGTACGCCCGTCTCCTACGTGCCGATTCTCGATGGCGACACGCAGAACCCGGTCTACATGATTGACTGGAAGACGCTCGTGTTCGGCACCGTCGCAGGCTGGGACAAGAAGGTCTCCGCGCCAAAGGAAGACAATGCCCAGCACAACACGATGAAGGGCTTCCTCGACATGAGCTGCGAAATGGTCTGCACGAACCTCCGCAACCAGGCGGTTCTCTGCAAGGCCGCGAGTTAATCGCCAAACCCCTGCGGCGGGAGACCCCCTACTCCCTCTCGCCGCAGGGCGTTTTTACAAAACCAAACACGCACAAGGAACGAAACGATGGACATGGCACTGGCAAAAGAGATGTGGGAAACGAGCGAAGGCGGCGAAATGCCCGCCGAGTTCAGGAAGACCGTGGAATCGTATATGCGCCACAAGTGCATCCTCGCCCCGCAGCCCTTCACCGAGAGCGACTTCGCCGCGTGCGTGATGAACTTCAAGCTCTTCAAGGCGCTTGCCGCCAAGAAGTCGAAGAAGGATGCGCCGCCGGAAGAGCCGAAGGAACCGCCAAGGGAAGAGACGAAAGATGAGTAGTCCCGAGATAGTAGACCTCGACACCTCGGGTGTTGACTACGGCGACCTCGTGAAGAGCGTCGCTACTTTCCTTGGCTACGACCCCGCCAACCTCACGGACGGGCAGAAGTCGCAGATCGACGGCTACGTCCAGAGCGGCGTCCGCAATTTCTACTACCCGCCGAAAACCATCGAGGGCATTGACGAACATTTTGAGTGGTCTTTTATCCGCCGCCCAACATGGCTTCCCGTTTCGGCTGGCGCAGACTCCTACCCTCTTGGCTACGGCTTCGGCCGCGTGGCCGGACAGATTGAGGTTGTGGACGACCCCGGCCCGACAATCCCCATCATCCCCTATGCCGACATCGTGCGCTTCCGCGCCCGTGGCGACAGGGGGCGTCCACGCTTCGCCGCAGTTGTCGCCTGCCGTACCGACGGCTCGCGGACGCAGACGAAGATGCTGCACCTTTACCCGATGCCCGACCGCGACTACACGCTCCACTTCATGTGCGATGCGGACACGGGCAAGCTCGACGCGGAAGACCGTCCATACCCCCTTGGCGGCTCCATGTTCGCCGAGCTGATAACCGAGTCCTGCCTCGCCGTCGCGGAGCAGCGCGCGAACGACGAAGAGGGTCTTCACACGAAGAAGTTTGCCGAACTGCTCGTCTCGATGATTGCGCGCGACCGCAAGAGCTCCGCGCAGAACTTCGGCGACATAGGCGACCCCGAAGGACGCGACTTCGACTTCGGAAACTGCCACCACTGATTTTACACCCAAACGAAAGGACAACCAATGAACTACAACCAAGACGCATGGAGACTCGTCGAAGAGAAGGTCAAGGCCGAAATCTCGGCGGCTGTTTCCACCGCAATCAGCGACGCCGTTCAGGGCGCAATCAAGGGCAAGGCCGACACTCGGCCGACCGCCGCCGATTTCGTCGGCCAGCTCTTCATCAAGACGGGCACGACCAATCCGGGACTCTACGTCTCGACGGGCACTACGACGCCCGGCTGGAAGGCCGTCGCCACGACCGACGACATCTCCACCGCCGTCGCCGCGCACGCCGAGATCACCACGGGCGTCCACGGCCTCACCTGATAGGAGGCCGCGTTGAAGTCGGTCGCCAAGCAGCTTCACTTCCCCGTCGCGGGTGTGTCGCGGCATCTCTCGTTCAGGGATTCCACCGCGCCCTCTGAGGTGTCGAAGTATTCCGCGCCGTTCGCAGTGAATGTGCGCGGACGCTGCACTTTCGGCGACCGCCTTCGCGGAGGTTCGCGCCCCGGCCTCGCCGCCCTTCCCGGCGTCACGACGACGGAGAACGGACACTGGCTGTGGCCTAACGGCGAGCCAATCCTCTGGCCCGACGGCGCCAACATGGCGTTTGCAGACAAGAGGACGACGGTATCGGGCGCGACGATGCTCCAGCAGCACGCCGCGTTCTCCGTTGCGGCATCCCGCGGCGACGCGCCGACATCCCCGACGGCGGTCGCGTTCTACCGCGCCCGCGCCGTTGCGGCGAAGGGTGCGCTGTGGTACGCCTCGCGGACGGGCGACGCGACCGACTGGGACTACGGCGACGACAGGGACGACGTTTCCCGTGCCGCCGCCGGCAACCTGGCTCTTGCGACAATGCGCGGCGAGGACATCACGGCGCTCATGGCAATCGACGACAAGTGGCTATTCGCCGCGACCGCGCACGCGCTCTGGATGTTCCAGGGCGAAGTCACGGCTGGCATTTCGCTTGTGTCGGACAACATCGGCTGCGTCGGCAAGGACGCCTGGTGCTGGACGGGCTCGATGCTCGTGACGCTCTCAAACCGCGGACTCTACGGCATCGTGCCAGGCGGGGCAGTGACCGCGCTTTCGGACAAAATGCCGGACGAATTCAACGGCATCACCGCGAGCGACGACCCGCTTCTCGTCTACGACCCCGCAGAGAACGCCGTGCACATTTTCAGCGACAAGGGCAACTGGTTCCTCGACCTCGAAGAGCGCGCCTTGTGGCCCGTCGTTTTCGCGGATGACGACTACTGCCCCGTGGCGGGATGCCGCGCTATGGTAGACGGCGAGTTCGTCTGCGCGTTCCTGTGCGCGGACGACGAGTGGCGCAGGTTCGACGAGAACGCGGACAAGGACGGAATGATATTCGCCGAAGGAGTCCTCACGGACGGCGACGAGTTCACCAGCGCAGTTGCGATTGGCCCCTTCCATGTCGCGGCGAACGACAGCATGGACGGAATGCTCGACGACATCTACGCGACTTTCGGCGAGGGTTCCGGCGATTGCAGGGTCGAGATAGCCGTGGCGCGTTCAGCAGAGAAGGCCGCGGAGCGTGCGAGGAGCGGCACTTTCGCAACGGGCTTCGACGCACCGGGCGGCTGGAACAGGATCGTACACGCCCGTTCGCGCGGCGCATGGGCCGTCATCGTTGTAACCTCCACCGAGAGGTGGGCATACGAGGCAATGCACGTCAAGTGCAAGCAGTTAGGGAGGCTTAGATGAGCGACAGAAAGATAGACGAGGCGACGCCCGACACCAACATCGGCGGCGGAGAGAAGATTCCAATGGACGACGCGGGAGCCGCGAAGTTCGCCACCACCGGGCAGATCAAGGACTACGTGCTGGCACAACTGGCAGCGTCCGCCGCCGCGTCGGGTGTCTCCTTGGACAATGACAAGGTGTATCTCCTGCAAGGTGGCGCGATAAAGCCGCTGACTGCCGCGACGCTCGCAGGCACGATTCTCGACTATGCCTTCGGGCTTGTGTCCGTCTCGGAGCCCAATGGCAACGAGATTATACCTATCAAAGACAGCGGCACGAAGAAGACAATCACTTTCGCGGGGCTCAAGGAATGGCTTGAGGACAACCTCGAAATCGACGCCGACCTCGATGTTTCCGACCTTCCTGCGGCATCCGAGCCGCTTACCGACACTGACCTCCTACTCGTTGCTCGCGGCTCGACGAACGGCAAGCTCTCAATCTCTGGCTTCAAGGACTACGTGCTCGGAAAACTCGCCGCCTATGTCGGCGCACTAACCGCGGCAAATTCCGTCTCGACCTCGGACGTGGTTTACATCATTCAGTCCGGCACGGAGAAGAAATGCACCGTCGCGCAGCTCCTTGCTTCGATCTCCCCTGGCGACGTCACCGGTCCGCAGACCACGACTGAAAACAAAATCCCGCAGTGGGATTCTACCACAAAAAAACTCAAGGACGGACTTGAGGTCGTGACGAGCATTTCCCAAACGCCTCAAGGCACGAAGATTCCCACGGAGGGCGCGGTAAGGATGGCCATCGAAGCGGCGGGCGACGTCAAAGGTCCCGCATCGACCACGACCGAGAACAAAATCCCGCAATGGGACAACGTGGCGAAGAAGCTCAAGGACGGCAAGACTGTTCAGACGACGGTGCGCGACTCCACTAACGCGAGCGACGACGCCATCCCCACGGAAAAGGCGGTGCGCGCGGCGATAAACGAGAGCGGCGGCACGGCTTCGCCCGCCATCACCACGCCGAACTATGTGCCGCAGTGGGATTCAACGAGCAAGACCTTGAAGAACGGACTTTCGGTTCAGGAGTCTGTGCGGAACGCGGCAAACGCCTCGCATAGCGCGATCCCGACCGAAAAGGCGGTGCGCACGGCGATTGACGGACTTATTACCGCCCCCGTCTCGCACACCGAGGACGCACTGCCTACCTGGGGCGCGGACAACGAGCTAAAGCCCGGCAAGAGCATCGTCAACGTCCTCGGCTCGACCGGAAGCGACAGCAACGTGCCTACCGAGAAGGCCGTCCGCGACGCGCTGCCGGTTCCCGCTACCAGCAAGAAAGCCGGGTTGATGACTGCCGCCGACAAGGCGAAGCTCGACGGGCTTGCCGACACTGGCTCCGTCGCGGAGATTGGCGAAAACCTCTCCGACAATGACACCATCGTGGTGAAGAAAGGCGATTCGGTCTACCGCAAGTCGCTTCTCTCACGCTTCTGGACGTACATTCTCGGCAAACTTCCCTCCGTCCGCATCGACTTGTTCGCTGCGGCGCAGGACAACACCAACGCGAACGCCACGACGGACGCGCACGGACTTCTCCCGAAGCTCGACGGAAACACTACGCACTTCCTTCGCGGCGACGGTGCGTGGGAGGAGCCCCCCGGCTCGGTGGACTTCACGGGCGACTCCGGGAGCGGCGGCACTCACGGCCTCGTTCCCGCTCCCGCAAGCGGCGATGCGGCGGCAAACAAGTTCCTCAATGCCAGCGGAGCTTGGACTGTCGCTCCCTCGGCGGCTGGCGTTGACATCCCCGGCTCTACGGCGATTGACGCGCTCACGGGTTCGGACGCGTTCTACGTCTACGACGCGAGCGAGGGCGCATACAGGCGCGTTTCCGGCGCGCAGCTCGCCGCGTTCCTCAACGGCCTCACTCGCTACGAGACGCTGTTCGTGCCAGCCGGCGCTTTCGCCCCCTCGACTGTCGGCGGCGCGGCGATGAGCTCCCTGCGCTTCACGAACAACACGCACGACGTGGCTACGTTCCCGGCAGACGAGGACGCCTTCGTGGAGTTCAACGTGCAGATGCCGGACGACTGGAACGGACTTCCCTTCAAGGCGAAGGTGCAGTGGACATGCAATTCCGCGGATGCCGAGAACGACCAGGTCGCCGTGTTCACGCTCGGCGCGGTCGCGTTCGACGACGGCGACGCCATAACCGACGCGCCGACTACGCCCGTGAGCATTTCCGACGCCCTTCTCGCCGCGAACGAGCTCCACGTCTCGGCGGCTTCGGCGGCAATCACTCCCGACGGCGAAGGGAAGTTCATCCACTTCCGGCTTGGACGCGACGTCTCGGAGGGAACGATCACGCAGCCCGTGCAGGTGCTCGGCGTGACTATTCAGTACGGGCGCACGTCTGATGCGGAACAGTGGTAAGGAGGCGCGGATGTACCTCTTCAACATAAGGCGAAAGTACATGCCCGGAGGCTCGATCGTGAAGAGGTCGGTTGCCACGGCGACCGTCTCTTTGCCGAAGAACTCCTACACCTACACGGGAGAGGCCATCACGCCTACCGTGACCGTTCGACTTGGCGACATGCTTCTCACGGTGAACGAGGACTACACCGTGACATATTCCGGCAACACCGACGTGGGCATGGCGACCGTCACGATTACGGGCATGGGCAACTTCTACGGCACCGCAACCATTGACTTCTACATCACGTCGTCGGCGGGCGGCTGGGCAGGCTTCGATCTCTCCAATCTCGGCGATGCCGTGGCGAACATAGGTTTGAAGGACAGCGGCGCTTCATTCAATAGCCAGTACAACATAAACACACAGAACCTGCAGGTTCTTCCTGATGGGCGGTTGCATTTTGGCGGAGAACTACAAGGTCATGCCTATATTTGGGGCTTTGACGAAGGGCATCCGTTCGAGGTTGAGCACTTCAAGTCGGCGTATGATTCGCGAGGCGATGCCGTCACATATTTCGGGAGCTCAATACTTTCAGGCGACGGGAGCTCGGGATATTTTTGCCAGACCAACAACGCCGGTCTTGTGCCCTTCACACTCTCGACGGCATACGACCTCTCGACTCGTTCCACGTCCGACGCGATAGGCATGGCGAGCGGATATGCGCTGCACATGGCATTCTCCGCCGACGGGACGAAGTTCTTCAACAAGGGCTCCGCCGCGAAGAACGACAACAATGTTTTGTACTGCCGACACCTGACTACGCCTTTCGACGCATCTGCGTTCGACGAACAGGAGGTCACGAGCGCAAACCTAAACACCGTCGCTGGCGATAACCTTACATGGCGGGCGTTCTTCTTCTCGCCCGACGGGCGCAACATGGTGGCTACGAGCGGCAGCGGATTGGGGCTTGTGCATAAGTTCTCTCTTTCGACGCCGTGGGACATCTCTACGCTGGCGCGGACTTCCTATAAGCAGATATTCGCCTCCGGCGCGGAACTCGACGCCGTTGCGGTAAACGCCTCTGGCACGAAGATGATAGTGTTCAACAATTACGACGACATGTTCTACGAATACAACCTCGCGTAAGGAGGCATCATGAATCTCGAACCCATCAATCCGCTTCTCTACATCAAGCCGCACGACCCCTTGCCCGAGGAAATCAAGGAGGTTTCCAAGTGGTTCAAGACCGAGACGGTGGAGCTGAACTTCGGCGAATACGTCGGCAGGCCCGACAAGAACATCACCGCTCACCGCGAGATGCTGACGTGGTACTTCTCGCAGGGGTGGTACGTCGATGCCGTGCTCTCGTCCGAGGAAGGCGGACAGTGGAAGTCCGTGGCGACCGCGAGCGCGCAGCAGACCGGCACATCCAACTCCCGCAGCGACAGCCGCAACGAGTCCAGCGCGCAGTCTGACGGCAAAGGCACCACGAAGGCGACCGACACTTTCACGACGTCTGAGGGCGCGATCACGGTCACGGGAACGGAAACCATAAGCAATTCAAGCGGAAAAAACAACGGCTCCGCGACCGCGACTGGCATGGCGTCGCAAAATGGCCAGTCCACTTCGACGACCGAACAGGACGGAGGCCCCTACTGGTACGCCTACCAGCGCATCCGTCTGAAACGTCGCAAGATGCAGAGCGAGGCGGTCCTCCAGGACATGATTACCTCGTTCACGAAGGCGTACAACGAAGGCCGCGAGGTCAACAACGCCCGCTACGACGAGCTCGTTGCGCTCTACGCGCTCATGCTCTCTCGCACCGAGAGCGAGGCGAACTCCCTTTCGTTCACGCCCGAGGACTTCAAGCCGCTTGCGGACGCCGTGCTCGCGGCGGTCAAGGACGCGCTGGAGAAGTACCGCGGCGCGGTCGCCGACCTCCCCGAAGACTGGATGCAGTCGCGCATCGACGAGATCAACCGCAAGTTCGACGCCCTTCTCTCGCAGAAGCGCTCCGAGGCGATCACGAACGCGACCTACAACACGACCATCTGGACGACGACCGAGAGCGGCATAGAGCGCGACAGGCAGATTGCGCTGAACGACCTCAAGGACACGATGGTGACTGCGAAGATCGACGCCTACGGCAAGATCGCCACGATTACGGGCGACATCGGCAATCGGCTGCTCGACTGCGAGACGCGCATCATCGAGGCGCAGCAGAAGATGCTTCTCGGCCCGACGGAAATCCGCAACACCGTCTTCAAGTGGATGCTCGACTTCATGGAGCGGCGCGAGGACGACTATCCCGGGCTCGACCAGCTCGTTACAATCGCCGACCGCCTCGGATACGGAGACGGCGCAAGCGCAGGAGCGGAGGCACAGTAAATGGGCATCGGCGTCTCATATACCGGCTACGACGGCAAGACCCGCAATTCGGTCGCGCAGAACGCGGCGGACTTGCCGCGCATCATGGGCGAGACGCGGAGGCAGACGGCACCAGCGGCAAAGGCGCCGAAGGTTGGCGACACTTTCCAGCTTGGCAAGACTTCGCTCGACCCCGTGGACGGTCCGCTCGTCGGCATCGAGGGCAACGAGAGCCCGCAGCCGGACGGGCAGTTCCGCATGGTAGGCGCGAAAGGCGGATGGCGCATTCCCGTGACGCGCACCGAGATGAATGTCGAGCCGTCGATGGAGATGGGGTGCAACCAAGTCACGCTGACAAAGCTCCAGTACGACCTCATCATCAGTGAAAAGGGGCTTGTCAAGGGACGCACCGAGGAACGCGAAGTTTGGCACAAGAGTTTTTTCGTGCTCGCGGATGGCAAGGGCGAGGGCGGCGGGGATTACGAAGTGCGTCCCGAACTGAAGACGATTCCGGGCGACGACGTTCCACGCCTCGCCGCGCTCTACTTCGGAAGCGGCAAGAACCTCAAGGGCGAGATTTCGGAAGTCGAGAAGCGCGAGGGCGTCGTCAAGGTTAATGTCTTCACGCACGGGGAGCTGACATGACGGAAACCGGAAACAGCCTGTGCATCTATTCGGACGAGAATCCGGGCCTTTGCCAACATTTCCAGATATTCGGCGAACCCGACATCATCCAGTCATGGCCGCGCCGCGAGAAGGCACTTGTGCTGAACGGCGTTCCCGTCGTCTACTTTGGGCGGACCAACGGCGGCGAGCCGATCTACTGGACAACGGAGAGCGACACGCCAGCGGGCGATGCGTCGGTGGTTGGCGGGATGGTGACGCTCATTGGCGAGTATGACTATAAGCCAAAGGGCGAAGTTGAGCCGCCGGAAAACAGTAATGCACTCAAGGAAAGAACAGAGTTTGAGTTCGACATGGGCAAGTCCACGTTCTCGATATGGATGGATAAATGGGGGTATCTGGCACCGTCATATAAGGACCGTGCACAGAAGACGCCCCCTCCCACGCATAAGAGCGAGATGTATCCAGACCGCTTCGGAAGCGCCAATGTGCTTGACGCGGAGCGCGGAAAGTTGGTCGATTACGTCTGGCTTTCAGGATATGGCAGGAGCTTTACGAGGTACATGGGCGGGCGTGTCACAAGCTACGACGGAATGAACGACAGCACGAAGGCCGTGAGGTTTTCGGTCGATCTGCTCCGCAAGGATGCGCTCGTTGTCTCGGCCGAAGTCTACGACGAAACAGAAACGTCGGTTCATCCGGGAGGATTTTACGCGACTTCGCACATCTATGTGACCGGGCTTTCAATAAGCATCGAGGACTGCTGAAAGGAGGAATGACTTATGGCAATCAGGGTAAAGCACGAAGGTTCCACGGCAAGCCGACTCGCGGCGGCTGCGCAGGGCGGCGCGGCGAAACGCGCTATGGAGGCGGCGGCACTCGCGAAGCCGTCGCAGATCCAGACGCTCCAGGCGGCGCACGCGAGCGCTCCCGGCATCTCCACGCCGCACGCGCAGTTGATCGGCGCTCCAGGCGGCGGCGCGCACGCGCAGCTCATCGGCGGCGGAGGCGGCATAGGGGCGCGTCTCGGCGGCTCGGGTCGCGGCTCGGCTGGCGGGCAGTCGGCGGGGACGATTTCCTCTCGTCGCGGCTCGGGCTCGGGCGACTACAAGGTGACTGGCACCTCGATCTTCAATCGCCCGGATGACGATAGCGTGTGGCGCGAAGATCTGCAACAGTGGATTCGCCCGTGGCTCCCCGGCGAGAAGGAGGCGGAGGCGCTTAGGCGCACGGGCGAGGTGCAGAATGACCTCGTCGCGGAGCGCGAGCTCACCGCGCAGGGACGCCGCGAACGCGCCGCGCTCGTGAACGACATGGTGGACGCCATCAAGCAGGGTCGGTTCTCCCGCGAGGAAATGCCGAAGCTCCTTGAGCGGTTTGGCGACGCCGAGGACACGATACGGATGGCCGACGCGCTCCGCGAGCGCGAGCCGACCGCTGAAGAGGCATTCAGGAAAAGCACGTTCACCGATGCGAACGGAGTGGTGTTCGGTCGCGACGGGAAGATGCTCTACAACCCGAATGACGCGATGATGAAGCAGGCGGAGTACGAAGCCAAGCGCCTCGATGCGCTCAAGGCCCGTGCGGACAAGTTCGAACTGGAGCTTCGCAAGCCCGTTGTTTCCTATGATAGCGACGGCGTGAAGCAGTCCACGATGCGCACCGACGAGGAGATTCAGCAGTTGATGCAGCGGCGCTTCCCCGAGCTCTACCCGTCTGCGCCGCAGACACAGGGGGCGCAAATGCCTGTTGCCGAGCCGCCGCCGACCGAAGACCCGAACGACCCTCTCGCCGCGTTCAAGAAGTACAGAAACTAACCACCAATTCATAGAAAGGGAGCCGCGATGAACAATTCCGTGACCCTGTTTGCCAATGGGCAGAGATACGATCTGCCCGATTCCGAGGTCGCCAACTTCCGCAAGACCGCCGAGGCCAGCAACATCCCCGTCGAGGACGGGCAGAGTTTCCGCACCAAGGACGGCGACACCTACACGATACCATCCAGCCAGATAGAGGCGTTTCGCGCCGCCGCGCCCGACGCGGAGAGCGTTCGCCCGTTCCGCTTCGCCGACAACTCGACGAAGTACATGACGATGCCGGAGATGTCGAAGTTCCTGCGCTCGAAGGAATGGCGCGAGGGCGAGCAGTTCAAGGCCGACCGCGAGGAACGCGACAGGGCCGTGGCCGCGAAGATGGGCGGAGACGGAGAGATGCACTCGCCCACATGGGCTGCGATAAAAGGCGGTCTCAAGGGTGCGGCGCAGGGCTTCTGGCAAGGCGGCAACGCGGCGGCAAACAAGATCGCGAAGGCAATTCCCGAGATAGGCATTTCCCTTGAAAGCGCACTCGGCAACGCAATCAACCTTGGCGGCAATGCGCCGAACGCCGTCGGCAACTGGTTCCTCGCAGACGCGAAGAGCGGTAAGGTATGGCTCGATGCGCATCTTCCCGACTCGGCGAAGGATTGGACCGGCTACGAAGACTGGTCTACGAAGACTGCCGACAAGTTTGCGGAAGTGTCGGCGATGGGCTACAAGTTCGCGCCAGCTATGGCAACAGGCGGCTCGACTGCGCTTGTCAACACGATGTTTGCGTCCGACGGACTGAACGCTGCGTCGCAGACCTTCGATAACGCGATCAATAGCGGCTACACGCCCGCCGAGGCGAACGCTGCCGCTGCGGCGTCGTTCCTTGTCAACTACTACGGCGCGAAACTCGTCACAAAGGCGGGGGGCGTCGCCGACAGCTTTAAGAACCCAATCTTGCACCAACTTGGCGCCGCGTCCGGCGTCGGCACGACAATGGGCGTCCAGAGCGTCGCGAACAGGGGCATCGAGAATGTCACAGGCGGAAGGATCGACGAAACGACAGGATTTCCCGACAAGAAGATACGGCCATTGACAGAAGGAATGGGCGAGGCATTCGCCGAAGGAGCCACCGAGGGCATCCTGTTTCACGCCATCAACGCCATCCCCGGCGCGGTCGTGGGCGGTGCGAACATGGCGGCGCAGCGCATGCGCGAGACGAGGGAGCTCAAGGAGTACCGCAAGGACTCCCTTCTTGCCGTGGCTCGCGGAGAGGACGGCGGCGAACTGCTCGACACCCTGCTCCCCACAAGAGGACTGGACGCTGCAATCAGGGCGCGCAAGGGCGGCGCGGACGTGTCGCGCAAGATGGCGCAGGGAGCGGACTTGCCAGACAACATGAGCGTCGCCGAGCGCAACGAGGTGATCGACGCCATCATCAAGGCCCGCGGCGAACGCGCCGCGCAGAACGCGGTCAAGGTAGACGGCTTCCGCGCCGAAGCGCTCGACGCGGCCATCAAGGAAGTGGGCGGCGAGGGCGAGGTCGCGCAGGACATCCGCGCCCGCGTCATAAGCAAGCTGAAGAACGCCCGCGAGCTCGACGACCCCTTCCGCCGCGAAGAGCTCGTCGGCGAGGCATTTGAGGAATGGAACAAGGAACACAAACAGGAGAAACCAAATGAGACAGGGAATGTCCCCGATGAAAAACCAGCGCAACCCAAGCCGCCCGTCGAAACTCGGGCAGAAGGGGCAGAAGCGGTTCGACCAGTGGAAGCAGAGCCGCCGCGAGGCGAAGCGCCAGGGGTGGTAGAGAAGCCGACGGTCGGCGAGACCAAGCCCGTCCCGAAGGAGGAGCTGTCCACCTATGTGAAAAACCCGCACGGAGAGCCGCAGGAGTTTTCCGTGGCGGTCGGAGAGCCGAAGCCAGGCGAATGGACAAGCGCCGACTCGCTTGCGGGCAGCAAGGCCCACGAAGGCAGGCGGTATCGTCTGAACCTCAAGAAAGTATGGAACCCCAAGGAGGGATTCGAGGGCGAGGACTTTTCCCCGGAAATGCTCGACCATGCGGCAAATTCCCTATGTGACATCATGGAGAAGGCTGGCATGAAGGTCAATCGCGAAAGCGTCGTTGACAACTTTCGCAGCGCGGACGAATCCTTTGACATCGGAGTCCTTATTCGGTCTGTTGGCAGAGAGAATTTCGAAGCCGCCCTGCGGAAGCTTGGCTATGACGGCTTCATGTCGCTCGCCAACGAGTACCACGTCACCGCTTTCGACGGCAAGGCGGTCGTTCCCGTCGAGGGCCGCGCAGAATCCGCCGCCAAGCCCGTAGAAGCCACCACAAAGCCGAAGGTGGGCGAGGACACCTCCAAGGCCGCGAAGCCCAAGCCCGACGGCAAGGGCAAGATGGTTAAGCCGAAGGCGGCTGAAAGCGACTATGGCGTGACAATGTTCGAGGAACCCTCCGTTGACGGCGAAGGCGTAAGCTATGTCGTCAAGGACGGCCCAAGCGACGCGCACAGGATGATGTTCAAGAGCAAGGCCGAGGCGGAGGCAAGGCTCGCCGCGCTCCGCGCCGAACGCAAGGCCATAAAGGAATCTCCCTCCGCGACACTTGCCGATGGAACGAAGGTGCGCCTGCTCAAGACCAACGAGGGCTGGGTTCCCTATAACGAGAACTATATCGACCTTCGGCGCGGGGTGTTCAATGCCGCAAAGACGAAAGCTGGGGCAATCAAGGTCGCCGAGAAAGGCGTCAAGCAGGCGAAGGATGTTGCCGAGTTTAATTCGGCCTACAAGAGGTTTGAAGAAGATTTCGGTCTTGACGAGTTCAATAAGAAGGTCGGGTGGGGCAACGAAAATGGAGAGGGTTGGAATGAGTCCGCCGCGCTTGAACACCTGCGGCAGTTCGACCTTGAAACGCTTGCAGACCTGAAAGAGCGCGCCAAGCGGTTCAACCTCGGCCACCACAACGGGCGAAACGAGAAGATTCAGGAGTGGTTTGACAAGGTAATATCCGAGAAATCCCCCATCCCCGACGGCAAGGGGAAGATGGTCAAGCCGGAGAAGCCCGCCTCAAAGCCGTCTGGAGAGCAGTGGACGAAAGAGCAATACGAAGAGCGCAAGAACCTCATTGCGACCGGCAAGCCCGTCAGCGTCGCCGGATTCCCGAAGGGAGAGGCCCTTGCGGTGAAGCGAGGCCGCAACTGGGTCGTAATCGACGGCAAGAGCGGACTGCGCTTCGGGATAGGGCGTACCAGGAAGGATGCGATAGCCGACGCAGAGACCAACCTCAAGAACCACACCAAGGAACAGGTTAGGCAGGCGCGGGAGATGGGCAGCTCCTACTTCAACACAGCCCGCGACGCCTACGAGCCAAAGGCGTCCGATCTGGCTGCCGACGCCGAGCTTCGCAAGGGCTTCGACAAGACCGTGAAGAGCGCGCTCAGCCAGGAGGGACGCCCGATTGACAACCTCCACGACGCGGCGGAACGCCTTACCGACACCATCAAGGACAAGTACGATGGCGACGCCAATGTTGAAAAGGCGCTCGACAAGGCGCTCGCCGACTTCAAGGAAAACCACCCTCTTGGACGCGGAATCAAGCCGTCGGAGTCTGCTGAATACTTTAAGGAGTTCGCGGACGAGCTGGCGAAGAAGTACGAAATTCCCGGCTATGACGGCAAGGTGGAAGCGCCGAAGTACGGCGGTCGCGAGATGAAGGTCGGCAACGTTGACTCCATCCAGAAGAAACTGTTCGAGCTTCGGGGCGAATACGCCGACACCTCGGTCATCGAGGAAGGTGCCTTTGACGAGCTGCCCTTCCGCGAGATCGACGCCGAGAAGCTCAGCGCCCGCGACTTGAAGGAACTCAAGATGCTGGAGAAGGCGGCAAGCGACGCCTTGTTCGACATAGACACGGACGGAATTGAGTTCGAGAAGTCCGGCGTGCTGGCCGACGAATCTCGCAAACTCGTAGATGCCTACACCGAGGCGCGCGACAATCTCAACCGCTTTCTGGAGCAGGCCGACCGCTATCAGCACCTCAAGCGCGACAAAAGGGGGCAGCCCCTTTTCTCCCCTTCCAAGCCCGCATCCGACAGCAAGACCATTGGCGACACCATCGCCGACCTCGACCGCATCATCGCCGAGGAGGAATCGGGCGCCGCGCCATCCGGCAAGGCCGAGGGGCTTCCGTCCCGCGCCGAGAACTTCGCGCCCGGACCGGGAACCAAGGGGCTCTTCTCCCGTCTCGTCTCCAAGAACTCAATCGTCCGCGCCATCAAGGACAACTTTCCCGAGTTCGCCATCCGCGGCAAGAACACGACGAACATCGGGAAGAACTACAACGGACACTTCGAGCCGTGGCGCGAGCTCATCCGCTCCAAGGACATGTCGTCCATCGACACGATCCCGCACGAAATCGGCCACGGAATCTCGATGATCGCCAAGCGCAAGATGATGAACATCCCGCAGGAGGTCAAGCGCGAGCTCGCCAAGTGGGGACGCGACCTATACGGCAACAAGCGCCCCGCCGCAGGGTACATGGAGGAGGGATTCGCCGAGTACGTGCGCGGCTACATGACGGGCGCCGAAGACCTCGCGACGCAGGCACCGCACCTTGACGCGTGGTTCAGGAACAGCTTTGCGAAGAAGAACCCCGACTTTGTGCGCCGCATGGACAGGGTTCGCGCCGAGGTCATGCGCTGGCGCATGCAGAACGACGTGCAGAAGGTCGCCGCGATGCAGAACCCCGAGACTTCCGCCGCCCGCCGCGCGTGGGACAAGGTGAAGTCCGTCTTCACGCAGGAGGCGTGGAACGACGAGGGCGCGACGCTAACCAAGGGCTACAAGAAGTCCGGGCTCGACTCCCTCCATGAGTGGCGCGAGGACTTCCGCCAGCTCGAAAAGCTCGTCAAGTCCGGGCAAGGCGGCTCGCAGGCGGCAAAAGACCTCGCCGCGGAGATCAACCGCAAGATTCTCAGCGACCCGCGCATCTTCGCGTCGAACGCACGCGGCACTTCCAAGGCGCGCGTCCTCGACATGGCGAAGTACGGCGTCACCAACCTCACGGGAACCGAGAAGATCGGCGATGTGACGGGATTCGACGCCAACGGCAAGCCCATCCGCAACAACAACACCGAGTCCTACCGCGACATCTTCGGCGACTTCACCAAGAAGGAGCTCGCGGACTTCGACGTGTACGCCGCGGCGAAGGTCGGCCTTGAGAACTACGTCAAGAAGGGACGGGAGTTCGGCATGGACCAGGCGACGCTTGAGCGTGTCGTTTCCAAGCTGGAGTCTCCGCGGTTCCTCAATGCCCTTGAGCGCTTCACCGCGTTTTCCCGCCGAGCGCTGTCCGTCGGTCTCGAAGCCGGCGCGCTCACTCCCGAGCAGTACCAGAAGATCGTCGGCGAGCACAAATACTACGTCCGCACCGAGCGCCGTCTCGCCGAGGACGGGGCAGGGACTGGCGGTCGCCAGCAGAACCCAATCAAGGCCATCAAGGGCTCGACGCGCAACATCGTACCGCCGCGCACGGCGACGCTCATGCAGATTGAGAAGCAGCTCCGCTACTTCCAGACGATGAAGACGCTGAACATGATCGCCCGCGACGTGCTCCAGGCGGAGAAAGCGAACGAGGCGTTCTTCAAGAACGGCACGGGCCGCGACTACAAGATCGGCGCAAACCTCCCCGTCAAGGTTCCAAACGCAAAGGAGAGCGTGAAGTTCAAGTCCGAGAAGCTGCGCAAGCAGGTCGTGGACGCGCTCAACAGCGCAGGGGCGCAAGGCGCGGGCGGCGAGACGGGAGACGCGCTCTTCGACCAGCTCTTTGCAGACGGCGACGCCCCACTCACGGTCTTCCGCGAACGTCCGTCCGACGGGCGGCACGGGCTCGTCTCCACCTACATCGACGGCAAGCTCGTCACTTTCGAGCTGCCCGACGCAGCGTGGGAGAAGTACATCACAGGCATGGAGAAAGGCAACGGCGGATTCGACAACAAAGCTGGTGACTTCTTTTGGAATGTAGTGACCGCACCGACCAAAGCACTCCGACTTGGCGCGACCACGCTCAATCCGGCATTCGCGACAGCGAACTTCGTGCGCGACACATTCCATGCCGCGATCATGAGCGAGAGCAACGCGAAGCCACTCGTTTCGTCCGTGTCCGGCATGATGAACGACATTCTTGGCAGAGATGCTGGCAAACTCTTCCGCTCGATGGGTGGTGAAATGGCGATGCTCATGGGGTCTGGCGCTGAAGCGCAAGCAAAGCACATGTCCGAAGTCGCGCTGGCAAAAAATCTTCTCGAAGAAGTCAAAGCGAACACTACACTTCTCTCGCCGTTTTCGGGTATCACACGCGTAATCGCAGACATCCTTGCCAAGCCGGAAATGGGGCCACGAGTCCGAGAGGTCATGGGCGTGATGAGGCGGGCACAGGCGGCTGGACTCGACCGCGAGGCTTCCGCATGGCTTGCGTTCGCCGCCGGCAAGGACATCTCCATCGACTTCGGCAAGCACGGCTACTTGATGAAGCGGCTTAACCAGCTCATACCCTACTCGAACGCATGGTATCGCGGCCTTGAACAGTTCGCCCGCAAGCTGGGCGTAACAGATGCCCTTCCTACGCAATTTGAAGAGCGAAAGAGCCTGAGCCTTGCGAAGACCGCTACCCGCGCGCTTGTAACGCTTTCCAGTACAGCCGTCGCAAATAGCATAGCAACCCTACTTCTCATGGACGAAGATGAGCGACGCGCGCAGTTCAACAAGACGCCACGCGAAAAGTGGGAATACGATGAACTTCTTGGCGTGGTAAGGTTCCCGCTTCCGTTTGAACTTGGTTCGGTGTTCTACGCGATCCCGAAGGCGATGGTCTACGAGGCGTTTGGCGACAAGGGCGCAGTCAAGGAGGCTATGTGGCACGCCATTTCGTCAAACCTTGGAAAATACTCCGACATTCAGGCATGGTTCCCACCTGCAATTTCGGGATTCGTTGACAACCTCCGCAACAAAAAGTACGACGATTCGCCTGTTGTTGCGCCTCATATCATGGATGCTTATCCCAAGGATAAGTGGATGTGGTACGACCACTCCACAACGGAAGTTGCAAAATGGGTTGGCAAGCAACTCAACTGGGCTCCGGCACACATCGACCATATTGCGAACACCTGGACGGGCGGCATGTGGAAGCGATTCCTGTCGCCGGCGTCCGACACGACGCTCTCGACGGCAACGGGATTCTCGACATTCCGTCCGCGTCCGACGGCAAGGCGCGACGTGCGCGACTTCTATGAGTTCCGTTCTGAGGCGCAGAGCCACTACAACGCCGGGAACGCGAGCCTTGAGGACATCGGCAGGCTTCGCCGTGCGAACAAGCTCCACGAGGAGATAGCCCCGCTATTCAAGGAGGCGCGCGAGCTCGGCTCGTCAGGGCTTTCGCAGTCCGAGCGCAACAAGCGCCGCGAAGCGATCATGGACGAAGTGTTCGACAAGATTCACGAATGGCGCGTTGCAGAGACCGACGACCGCAAGGGCGGCATCGCGAAGGCGGCGGACGCGCTCACATCGTCCGTTGAAATCTCCGACGACGTTCGTTCGAGGAACCTCGCCGCACTCAAGGGCATATCCTACGAAGAGGCGGCCGCTGCGCTCAAGGCGTATGGCCGCGAGAAAATGCAAACGCCCGTGAGAAATTCCCGCGGGTTCAAGACGGGACGCATGAAAACGCACCCACGCTGGACGAACGAGACGATCCAAAAGCGCCTGCGCATTCTCCGCCGCGTGATGGACGAAAACGGCGACTGACGGCTTCGCAAGCCCCTACGGGCATGTCGCACGCCTTGCGTTCACAGACCAAACCTGTGGATAAAGGTGTGCGATAATTTGTGCGATAGTTTTGGTTTCTTTCGTTCTATTGGAGTTGCGCCAACCCTGTAAAATAAGGGGTTTTTGGTGGGACTGCCGGGAATCGAACCCGGAACCTACGGTTTAGGAAGGAAAATACCCCTTTGGGAAACATTGATTTCATTGGCTCTGCCTTGACTGTCGTATAATTTTGTGCGATAATGTCCTCGTTGTTCCACTTGTTTCATAAATACCATAGGTTGACGTTGCGTCAATTATACCATAAAGGAGCTTAAAGATGTCAAGAAGGCCGAACGGGGCGGGGTCGATGTACAAGCGCGGCAGGACGTGGTACTCCCGCATGAAGATAAACGGGGAGTTTGTGCGCCTGTCTCTCGGGACGACCGACAGGGTGGAGGCCCGGCGGCGGCTCGACAAGCTCGCCAAGGGGCACGACCTTCCCGACGACGAGCGGCTTGCGGCGCTCATGGTGCACTTCAAGCCGAAGTCCGCCCGCCGGACATTCGACGCGGCATGGGAGGAATACACGCGCTCGCCTGTGAACATCGCGCAGACCGAACACGCCCAAAGCGACGACTACGGGGCGTGGAAGACCTGGATGCGATGGCTCCACGGACAGGACGTCTTGGGAAGTCGCCTCAACTGCAAGGCCACACACCCGGAGGTGATATGCCTCGACGACGCGAACGCGAAGGTCGCTGCGGAGTTCGTGGAATGGCTCAAGGCGAACCGCTCCCCGCAAACCTCCAACAAGATCGTCCGCATCCTCCGCCGCGTCTGGCGGCTCAACGGAATGGACGACAACCCCTGGGCGGCGTTCCGCAAGTTCAAGACGGACGCGTCGAAGCGGCGGGCGTTCTCGCGCGAGGAGGTGGACATGATAATCGACCGCGCCGACGGCGAGCTCAAGGTGCTGTTCACGATTGGGGCGTACACGGGGATGCGCCTCGGCGACTGCGTGAACCTCCGCTACGAGTCCATCGACGGCAAAGCGGGCGTGATACGCACGGGCAAGACGGGGAAGGTCGTGAGAATCCCGATACACCCGAAGCTGCTCGCGGCAATCGGGCGTCTAAAGCCAAGCGGCTACGTCCTGCCCGTCATGTCCACGTGGCCGAGGTGGAAGGTGTCGGACGCCGTGCAGTCGCACCTCCGCGCGTGCGGGCTGGAGGAGCCGGTGAAGCGCGACGGCTACAAGAAGGCGAGTTCCATTGTCGGGTTCCACTCGCTGCGATCGACCTTCATCACGCGGCTCGGCGAGGCGGGCGTCCCCCTTCCCGTCGTCAGGGACATGGTAGGGCACGTCAGCGAGGAGATGACGATGCGCTACTTCCGCAACGACGACGCGATGGCGAAGCGGGCGATTGCGGCGCTGGGGTAGGGAGGACTAATTGGCCTCCCTTTTTTCAAGAATGTCGGAGATAAGTGTCGCGACCATCGCCACGCAGTGCGGCAATATACTGAGGATCACGAGACCGACAAACATCAAGAAGTAGCCGTTTAGGAATCCTACTTCGCTCCACGAGCGCAACACCATAAATATCTCCGAAAGCACTGGCGCAACGAAGCCAACAAAAGCCCAAAAAACTCCGAATCGCGTATACATCATAAACACGGTCAGAAGGTGGAACAGGATTCCCCCTACCATCGCCACAAGGTAGAACATAACCATCATCGCCCCAAGCGAACACCCCACCGCGCTCGTCGTGGCATCTTTAACTTTTCCCATTTGTGCATCCCCTTTCGTGCTCTCTTGAAAACATTATACCACATGCCGATTTTGGGCGGTGTAAAAAAGTAAAAAAAAGTAAAATACCCCCTTGCGGTGTAGTCCACCTTTTTGATACAATGTTGGCGCAACGACAAAGAAAGAGCACTTCTTATGGCTAACAGCAGAAAGAAAGGAAAGAAAAACGCAAACCTGTGGCTTGACGAGTCCGAACAGGAACTTGTCGAGGCACTAAAGGAGATTACTGGCAAGAACCGCACAGAAGTCCTAAAGGAAGCAATCAAGTATTTCGCTAACAAGAAAGGGATTACGAAATGAAAGAAATGCTAACACTCGGGAAAGAAGAGCGCGAACTTTTACAGGCCATAGCGAAGAGCGAGGGTATTGATGAAAACGAGGCGCTTCGTCGAGCCCTTCTCGCCCTTGCGACAAAACATCTAACAGACAAGGCAAAGGCGGCGTAATTTTTTTTGCTTACAGGTGTAGTCCACCCAACAACGGGAAAGGTGGGCTACACCCGCAAGCGAAAGACAAAGGAGAGGATCATGAGCAAACCAACAAACAAACTGAACAACGGCGAGCTGATGCTGAACGTGCCGCTCCCGCCGTCCGTCAAGCGCGACCTCGGGCGGGTGGCGCTCTACAACTCGCGGACGCAGCGTCGGCAGGCGGCGCTCTACATCCAGCGCGCGGTCGCCCGCGACATGCGGAGGATCGCGAAATGAGGAAGTCCACCAAGAACGCGATCAAGACGCTCCTGCTGATGGACGTGACGGTCACGCGCGACGAGCGGCAGGCGGTCGTCATGGCGATGAAGGGAGCACGCGCCCTTCCCGACCCGACGCAGGACATGACGGTCGCGGAGGCGGCGGACTATTTGGGCATGAGCCGCACGACCCTTTGGCGCTGGTGCGCCGAGGGCAAGGTCGGGTGCGACAGGCGCGGCAAGAAGTTCTACGTCAAGGCGGCGGCAGTCGCCGCGCTCAAGAAGGAGGTCGCGTAGATGGCGAATCGGATATTCCTCACGGACAAGGAGGTCTGCACCGTGCTGGAGGTGTCGGACAAGACGCTCTCGCGGATGCTCAACGGGTTCTTCTGCAAGACGCCCGTCCGTGGGGCGAAGCGCATCGACATACGCGAGGCCGCGCCGGACGCAATCAACGGCTCGCGGCGGTGGCGGCTGAACAAGCTGGCGTCGATACTCGGCGTGACGCCCGAGGAGATCGAGAGGCGGATTTCGTAAACCACAAAAGGGAGTAGGCAATGGGAAACGAAGAACAGGCGAAGGTGGCGCTCGCGAAGAAGCGGGCGGAGGCGGAGGAGAGGAAGCGGGAACTCGCCCTTCTCGAAGAGGGTCACCGCGACGTTCCGCCGGGAATGGAAGAGATTGCGCTTGCGGCTGGTGGCCCCCTTGCGTGGGAGCCGTCGAGCGGATTGCCTCGTCCGAAGATGAACATCTGGCAGAAGCTCGCATGGGTTCAGAAGCATCTCGCCGTCCCGAAGGAGCGCGGCAAGGGGCACGCGAAGAACGCGAAGGTCGAATACGAGTTCCGCAACGCAAGCGACATCCTCTCGCGCGCCAAGCCGCTGTGCTTCGCCGTTGACGCGATGGTGGTGGCCGACACAGAGCCGATTGTGTTCTCCCCCGACGCGAAGGGCGAGATCGTCACGGTGCGCAAGCCATACGACGAGAAGAAGGATGTGCCGACGGTCGCCCTGTTCGGCGGGCCGTGGCGACTGCTGGTCGCGAAGGCAACCTTTACCGACATCGAGACGGGCGAGCAGTTGGTGTGCCGTTCATCGGCGGAGCAGGACTACTGGCGCAAGGGACAGGCCGAGCCGGAGAAGCGCAGTGGCTCGACCGACAGCTACGCGACGAAATACGCGCTCTGCCACCTCTTCGCAATCGACGACAACAAGGACGCGGACGCGCTTTCGTCCGACGGCACGATAGGCGGGCGCGAAGAAGCCCAGCCGTGGTGATTTACCGCGAAAGCGGACAACAACAAAAACAAGGAGTAGGAAACATGAACAAGGAAAGCACAAAGACCGAGGCAATACACATCGCACCGCCTAATATCAAGACGGGCGAGGTGTGGATAAAGGGAACCGCGCCGCTTGTGATACACAAGTTCAGCGAAAAGGCGAAGAACATGATTCGCGACAAGCAAGCCGCAGGGTCGGTCGCCAACACCAAGAAGAAGCGCGAGGCCAAGAACTTCGACGAGGTGTTCGAGGGAGCGCGGCACAAGAGCTTCGAGGGGTGGGACGGCATACCCGCGCCCGCGTTCCGCAACGCCAGCATTTCCGCCTGCCGTCTTGTCGGCTTCAAGATGACGATGGCGAAGTTGTCAATCTTCATCGAGGCGGACGGCTTCGACGCGACGGAAGGTACGCCGCTCGTCAAGATTTACGGCGGAGAGCCGCGCAAGCTGGAGAGCATGGTGCGGCTTGCGACGGGAGTGTGCGACATTTCAGTGCGTCCGCAGTGGCTGGAGTGGGGCGCACGGCTTCGCATCCGCTACGACGCAGACCAGTTCACGGCGAGCGACGTGGTGAACCTCATCGCCCGCGTCGGAATGCAGGTCGGTATCTGCGAGGGGCGTCCCGACAGCACGAACTCGGCGGGGATGGGCTGGGGCACGTTCGAGATTTCGGACGAAAAGACCGTCAAGGCGTTGGAAAAGAAAGGCGGGAAGAAGTGACGCAGGTCGAAGCTCTAAAGGCAATCGCCGCAAGGGACGGGGGACTCCTCCGCCCTGCGGCGGTGGTGGAGGCGGCGCGGCCGAAGGACTCTCCCCTTCACGGCGCGTTCTGCTGGGACGATACGGAGGCGGCGCGGCGATACCGCTTGGATCAGGCTCAACGGCTCATCCGCTCGTTCCGCGTCATAGTCGAGAGCGACGGGAAGGAAATCGAAGTGCCGCAGTTCGTCGGCGTGTCGGTTGACCGCACGGAGGGGCGAAGCGAAAACCCCTACCGCCTCGTGGACAACGTGATGAAGAACGCCGACCTTCTTGCGGTCGCGGAGAACGACGCATTGGCGCAGTTGCGCGGACTTCGCGACAGGTACAACCACTTGAAGCGGCTCGGAGACATCTGGGACGCGATAGACAAGCATGGCAGGTAGGGCAATGAGGGTAAGGTCGGGCAATGAGGGTAAGGTAGGGCAATGAGGGTAGTGTCTGGCATGGCGCGGTTATGCGCTGCAGGTTAGGTCGAGCAAGGCTTGGCGCAGTCGGGCGGGGCTCGGTGTGGCATGGTGTGGCAGGCAAGGCAGAGATCGAAAGGGCGTGGTCTGGCTTGGTCCGGATCGGCGAATCGGCACGGCAGGTAAGGACGGGCGCGGCACGGACGGGTTAGGCACGGCGGAGCAGGCGCGGACGGCGGGAAAGACCGCTGGCGGCTCGGAAAGACGGGCGACAACTTGAAACAGTAAACACAAAAAGGAAAACAAAAATGGAAAGACCAAAATGGCTGCTGAACATCAGTAGCGACGAATACCACGCGGCGACGAAGCGCAACGAGTACACAACCTCGCACCGGCTCAACCTCTTCAGGAAGTGCCCCGCGCTTTACAAGAAGACCATCGACGGCGAGATCGTCGAGGGCGACACCGCGGCGTTCGCATTCGGGCGCGCGACACACGTGTACATCATCGAGGGCAAGGAGAAGTTCGACGCGGAGTACGTCGTCAGCGACGGGCCGACCAACGAGAAGACTGGCAAGCCCTACGGCAAGCTCACGGCGGCATACGCTAAGTGGGCGGCGGAACAGCCCAAGCCCGTCGTCGGCGCGGAGGACTTCGCCATGCTCCAGAAGATGCGCGAGGCAGTACACGCGCACCCCGTGGCGAAAGACCTTCTCGCTTCCGGCATTGCCGAGGGAACGATTCGCACGGAGTGGAACGGCGAGCCCGTTCAGGCGCGTCTCGACTGGTTCAACCACGAGCAGAACTACATCGTCGATCTCAAGACATGCAACGACATCGACCGCTTCCGCTTCGACATCCGCGACTTTGGCTACATCGAGCAGATGGCGTTCTATGCCCAGTGCGTGAGTCTGGCTCGCGGAGAAAGCCCAATGACGCCTCCATGCTACCTAATCGCCGTCGAGAAGAAGGAGCCCTACCGCGTCGCGGTCGTTCTCATCGGCGCATCGACAATCGACGACGCCATCCACAGCCACATGGCAAACGAATTTCTGCGCGACGACGCGGACGCGATGTTTGCCGAGCTGAAGGATTGTCGCGAAACAGGCGTGTGGCCTACGCGCTACGAACGCATCATCAACATCTAACAACAACAAAACACAAAAGGAAATCAAAACGTGGAATACAAGTGCAAATTCGAGGTTTCGGGCAAGGTGCTCGAAGTGGGCGATGTTCAGGAGTTCGCTTCCGGCTTCGTCAAGCGCGAGGTCATCGTCGAGGCGTCCAAGAAGGCGGACGAGTTCCCCAACCCCGTCTGCGTGACGCTCAAGAAGGAGACGTGTGCGCAGGCGGACGCCCTTCGCGTCGGGGACGGCGTGACGGTAGAGGGCTTCGTCGAGGGGCGCAGGTGGGAGAAGGACGGCAAGGTCCGCTACTTCATCGACCTTTCGGCGAAGAGCATCCTCGTGACGGACAAGGCGGCTGCGCCGACCACGGCGAAGAGCTGGAAGGAGCTCCTTGCGCTCGGCGAGGCGTACGGCGAATCCAAGGAGGTTGTGACGGAGAGGTGCAAGACATACGGCAAGCCGTTCAAGGAGATGACCGAGGCCGACTGGCAGAAGCTCGCGGCGCAGATCGTCGAGGCGCACGCGCCGAAGAACGAGCCGCCAGCCAACGAAAGCGGCGAGAGCGATCCCGAAGACCTCCCCTTCTAATGCTCGGTGCGCGTTCCATGCTCGCGCACCTCCGCGTCACCTGCGGACTTGACAAGTGGTGAGACTGGGCGGCTTGCCCATTAAGGAGCAAATCATGGAAATAAACATTTGGTATATCCTCGCCGCCGCAATCCTTTTCTTCGCGTTCGGCTTTGGCGTGTCGGAGGCCATCAACTTCGGCGTCCAGCGGCACTTGCTTAAGCGGGCGCGGCTTGCGGAGAAGATGGTCGAGCAGTTCGCCGCGTCGTGCCGCACCATCCTCTCTGATGCGTGGTACAAGAAGGTGATCCGCCACTGGCGCGCGGCGCTCGTCAGGGAGTTTCACGCCGAGGATGGCGCGGAGGCCGCGTGAACCACCCCTGCCACAATTTCTCGTGTCCCGAGTACAATCAGGGCCAATGCTTCGGCGGCGGGTGTCGGACAAACCCGATGCCCGAGCGAGAGGACGATAACGAAAACGAAAACACACAGGAGGAAAACCAATGAGCAACAAGAAATACGAGTTCACAGGCGAGACAAAGGAGTGGTGCGGACATACCCTGCACCGCATCCGCGCCATCGTCGATATTGCTTATGCAAAGGCTGGCGAGGTCGGCGGGTGGATAGAGAGCGAAAGCAATCTCTCTGAGTACGACAACGCGTGGGTCTACGGCGACGCGAGGGTCTACGGCGACGCGAGAGTCTACGGCGACGCGTGGGTCTACGGCGACGCGAGAGTCTACGGCGACGCGTGGGTCTACGGCGACGCGGAGGTCTACGGCGACGCGAGAGTCTACGGCGACGCGAGGGTCTGCGGCGACGCGAGGGTCTACGGCAACGCGGAGGTCTACGGCGACGCGTGGGTCTGCGGCAACGCGAGGGTCAGCGGCGACGCGGAGGTCCACGGCAACGTGAAGGTCTGCGGCAACGCGATGGTCTTCGGCAACGCGAGGGTCAAACAATCAAGCGACTACATAGTCGTGAAGAACTGCTGGAGTTCGATGCGGTGGTTTACCTATACCAGCTCCAACAAGAAGTGGAAAGTGGGATGCTTCCGCGGAACTGGCGAGGAGCTGATTAGGAAGGCGTATGCCGACAGCGAGACGAGCGGCAAGTGCTACGAGGCCATTGTCAGGGCGGTGGAGGCTATAGAAGAGGCGACGAAGGAGGACAAAAACAATGAATGAACAAGAGACAACCGCGGACATCATCGTAGCAATGCGCAACTACTCAAACGAATGCATCGAGATTGCGAATCTTCGAAAGGAGAACGCGAAGTTGCGCGAGGATTTGGTATCCCCTGAATGTCAAGTCAAGCCCCTTTCATTAGACGAGGCAATCGCTCACGCCGACGAAGTGGCGGGTGATTGTAGTACGGCCTGTAAGCGGGAGCACAAGCAACTCGCTGACTGGCTCAGAGAGTTAAAGAACATGCGCCACGAAAGCGGCGACACGGCGAAGATGCGCGAGGCGCTTTCAGCAGCGCTTGACATGATCTTTGACCTTCAAGTCTGCAACAGGTCGCCGATTGCAAATAGCGTATATGCGGTGCGGCGCAAAATCAAGGCCGCCCTCGCCGAGCCGCCGCGCAACTGCGACCGCCCCGAGTGCGCGACCACCAAAGCGGCGCAGGACGTGTGGCGCAAAGAGGACGGAGGCAAGACGGCATACTACGAGTGGCTTCTCGCCACAACGACGGAGAAGAAAGGGGGAAACTGTGGACGGCAATAAACTGAGAGATGCACTCAGAAAGACGCGGGTGTTTATTAGTTGCTCGCCGCTGAAGAAGTTAGAGGATGATTTCGGATGTATAGACCGCGACGAGATATGCGCCGAAATCGGAGCCATCCTTGCCGAGCCGGTCAAGAACTGCGAGGTGGGGACGGTAAAGGAGCAGTCCGCCCGATTCAGGGAGTTCTGCAAGAAGGGTTCGGTGGACAGTATCGAGGCCACGGCGTACTGCGCCTACGAATGTCCTTGCGGAAACAGCTACGACTGCAAACTTGCGTGGGCGCAAATGCCATACAATGAAGGAGGTGCGAAATGAGCGCGGCTGTAATATGCGACGAGTGCGGCAAGATTCTAAAAGATACCGACGCCCTACATTGCCATGATGCGGTAGTATCCACCAATGGTCACAGCAACCTCGTTTACGGTGCCGACATCTGCAATGATTGCCAAAGCAAGTTCAATATGGAATATGACTGCTATGGGTGGCACGCACGACCCAAGGAGGTGACCGATGGCGAGTGAGATCGAGCGTCCGCGCAACTGCGATAACTGCCGCCACGCGACCGACTACTGGCCGATGTACTACGGCGACGACCATCGCAAGTGGGGGACCGTCCGATGCAGTAAGGACAGCCCCCGCAAAGAGAAGCGATACAAACTTACCCACACATGCAAGCGGTGGAAAGAACAGGAGGCCAGCCATGACTAAGCCCCTCATCACTCTCCCCTGCACGGCGCAGGAGCTGGAGAACGCGCTACACGCCGCTTGCGACCACGACGGACTGTGGGACGCGAAGGTCAAAGTATATATGGAGTTCCAGAATCCCGACGCGGAGAATTACTGCGAAGGCAAGATGTACGTCGCCCTCTGCGACAAGGCAGACAACACGAAAGGAGAATACAAATGAACGGATCAATAACAACCGAGGAGACTTGCCACATCTCCAACATCCTCAAGCACTACGCCCACGCAAAGGAGAAGCACCCGTACTTCTGCGACCGCATTACATGCTTATCAGACGTCGGATCTGACACGCATCTGGATATTTACAGATCGACCCTTGCGACCGAAATAGAAGCGTCCGATGTTGAAGCATGTACGGTCCTGCAGTGCGAGGTCTGCGAGGCAATGCAAGCCTACACGCACGGCGACACCGCGCACGCCGTCGAGGAGTGCTACGACGCAATCGCCATCCTTCTCCGCACGATAGACGTGCTTGAGGGGCGGCAGAAACTCGGTAAGCCAGAGGAGGCAAAATGAAAATCGACATACCAGCGTTTAAGTTCGTTGACGGCGATACGACCATAGCGTCATTCGAGACTTATGACCAACTCTACGAATACTGCCGAGGCAACGAAAATATGATGGGCGTGATTATGGCGTCCGCAGAGATCGTCATGCTGTTCGGCGAGGTTCCGCTAAAGTATGATGTCGCAACCAATCGCCTGTACTCGTTAGGGTGGCGAGAGATTGGCACGCCCCAGACCATTTCCGGCAACGACGCCGAAAAGTAAAAACCAACAAACAATGAAAATGCTCAACTGCAACCGATTCAGCACGAAAGGCGACGCTATGCGTGCGTTTGAAGTCGAGACGAAGAAGGACTACTCCATCTGCGCCGAAGGAACCATCCAAGACTGGTTAGAGTTCGCGACGTGGCTGTTCGCCGAATACAAGCCGTAAGGAGAACAAACAATGAAAAACAAAAATATCCCCAAGGACAAACTTACCGCCATGAGACAGAAAAGGGAAACGATAGCTCGTGGAATACACAATATCAAAGCCACTCGTATAAGGCGCAGAGAGATTAAACTCACCGAGAAAGAGCTCGGACAGAGTTGTTGGATTCTTTACCATACAACAAACAGACAAAACCTAAAGTCAATACTGGCTAATGGCATCAAGCGCCCGAAAGGTGGCTCCTTCGTTTATCTCTCTCAGCGTCCAGATAGCTGGAGAAAAAAGCGAGATGGCCTTGTGACGCTTGAGATAAACGTGTCGGGTCTTAAGGGATGTTTCACATCCGTATTTGACGGACTTGATGAAATACTGTATTGGGGCGACATTCCCCCAACTCATGTAAAAGGAAGAGTCAAGGTGCAGTTTAGTGACTCATCTGAAACATCTACGAAAGGAGAAGCCAAATGACAACCGATGAAAATAAGTGCACCAAAGACCCGAACACTTGCGGCTACTGGCGCGAATGCGAGGTGTACATTAACGCCTATCCCAACGACACGCGGACTAAAAAAGTGATGCAATGCACAGCAGCCGACATGCCAACGATAATCGTTGGGGGTCGTGATGCGTGGAAGTGTCCGTTTGCAAACAAGAAAGGAGAAGCGAAATGAAAGATGAAATCGCGAAAGACTTCGAGTCGATGTCCGTTACCATATCCAGCATATACGATCTGCGCGGCATAGGCGTCTCTGCGGCGTATGTCAGCAATGAGCTGTGGGGGTACATGGTAAACCAGTCGCTCCTTCCACCCTTCGGCTCATGCAGGAACTGCGCGGACCAGTACTACTCAGAGGCCGAAGTGAAGTTCCACAAGACGAAGACGGGAGCATTGAAGGCGACGATGCAACCATACGGAGCTGACTGCATACCCGTCAAGGTCAAGTACAGCGGAAAGAATCCGTGGAAGTTAGTCTGCGGATATAGAAAGGACTGACTATGCGCGTATACTGTTCTGGCCCCATGACGGGGCATCCCGACCTCAACCGCCCCGCGTTCTTCGCGGCGGAGAAGCGGCTGACGGCGCAGGGGCACTTCGTGATAAACCTGCACCGCATCGGCGAGCTGTTCGGGTCGGCGGAGGAGCTGTCGGAATCGTTCGAGTTTTTCTACGCAATCGACGGGAAAGATAACTATATCCTCAAAGACAAATTAGACAAGCGAGCATCCATCGCCCGCGCCGTCACGGACGCCGACCTCGCCGCAGTCCGCAGTTGCGACGCGATTTGCCTCCTGCGCGGGTGGGAGACGAGCCGCGGCGCAAAAAAGGAGCTGGCCGAGGCGCTGGCACACGGGCTGACTGTAATGCAGGAGGGAGACGAGGAATGACACTTCGCTCAGTAGCCATGAACATCGACAGTGGCGAGAAGACGTGGCTCACCCCACCCCACATCGTCGAAGCGCTGGGGCCGTTCGACCTCGACCCATGCTGTCCGCCGAACATGCCGTGGCGTACCGCGACGCAGATGGTGTGCCGCCCCGACGACGGGCTTGCCGTGGACTGGACGGGCAAGCGCGTATGGTGCAACCCGCCATACGGACGCGAGGCAGTGCCTTTTCTCCGCAAGATGGCGGAAAATGCCGCCGAGGGGGGGGGGTATCGCGCTCATCTTCGCAAGGACGGACACATCGGCGTGGCAGGAGCACATCTTCCCCGTCGCGCACGGCGTCCTCTTCCTTCGCAGTCGGCTCCGCTTCCACAAGGCGGACGGAACGCAAGGAGAGACGGCTACGGCCCCTTCTGCGCTCGTCGCGTATTCGGCACGAGACTTTGCCCGTCTGCGCGAAAGCGGGCTTGCAGGGGCATTGGTGACGCTTAGAACGCAAGGAGGCATCCACAAATGAAAATCACGATCTGGATTCGCGCCAACGCGGACGGCGACAACGACAAGATCACCCTCCGCACCGACCACAAGCCGGAGTCGTACGACACGCCGCTAATCTGGCGCTACTCGCAGAAGCTCATCGCCGCCATCGAGCGCGGCGCGAACGGGGAGATGGTGGAGGTGCGGGAATGAATGTCGCGGCCTGCATATTCCACGGAGAGGTCATCTTCCCGGAGCGCCACAAGATCGTCAACGGGCGGTATGTGATGCCGAGACCCAAGCGTCCGCCGCTGGTGGCATTCACGGACGAAAACGCGGATTCGCTCGACTACAAGGCCGTCTGCGTGAAGATCACCCGTGTGTCGCGCCCGGTCAGGTGGTTCGGCAACATTCCGGCGGGAGGCATCAGCGACGACACGAAAGAGTGGATGGCCGGGGTGATGGACCCGGCGTGGAAGATTCGCCGGGAGCTTCACGCGCTCGAACGCGAGATTCACGAACTGACAGACAGGGTCAACAAGGCGAACAATGCGTACCAGGTATTCTTGAGTCGGGAAGACGAGGGGTTGTACGGCGGACTGCCGAGCGACGATTTCCGCATTCTCAGAGGTCACTACCTTGGACGTGTGGACGCGGCACAAAGGTGTTTGGAGTATGCCTATACAAAACTGCAAGATTTCAAGAAGTTTGTGTTGCCAAGCGTTTGGCCCATCAACAGGAAGGGGAAGTGACATGAAACTCACTCCAGCAATCGCAATCGCGCGCAAGCTCGCCGGCTACCGCCCGCCCGTTGAGGACGAGATGGTCTGCAAGAACTGCGGCGCTCACCGCGTCACCCGCAAATACTTCGCGCCCTACTACTGCGTCCGTCACATGTTCTACGTCCACAGCCGCGGCGTCTGCCCGAAGTGGCAGAAGGAGCGCTACAACCCGCCAGCCCCGCCACCGCCGCCCAAGCCGCCGTTCGTGCAGGAGGAGATGTTCAAATGAAAAGCAAGTTTACCGTGAAAGTGGATTGTGGCGACTTGGAACCGCAGTGGGACTTCACCGAAATGAACGAGCTGGCACTCGCCGCCATAAAGGAACGAGTAGAGGAACAAATTGCCAAGGAAGAGCGCGCCGTGCTTGACTACATTCGCGACCGCGCACACGACTTGACGACTTGCCCCCATGACATGATCATGGACGGCGACCTCGGCGCGTTTATCACGTTCGACACTCTGCCAAACCGACTCATTCGCTTTGACATCCCACCCGCTTTTCTGCGCTTCCCCCGCGCCCTGCCAATCAAACTGAAAGGAATCGCATGACTGACGCGGACATAGAGACGTTCACCGCCGCGTTCCTCGCCGACGACGCGAAGACCGCGATGCGCCCAGAGTTCGAGGAGCTGGCGATTGCGGCCGCGCTGGCCTACGCAAAGAGCGGCGCGGGAACGAAGAACCGCCCCGTGCCGATCAAGGCGGGGCGTGAGCAGGCCGTGCTCGACATAATCATGGAGAACGCCTATTCGGGCGAGAGTTTGAAGATGAGCCTGTCGCGGCTCTCGAAGGCGGCTGGGGTGATCGGCTTCCCCTGCCTCAACGCATTTTTCGCATCTGCAACCTACAAGATTTACCCACACCTTACGGAGAGACCCTATGGAGGAAAAGAAAAACCCACTTTCGGAAATAGTCGCGGCGAACGGCGGGCAAGTGCCCACGCCGGACCAGACCGCGGCGGAAGAGTCGGAGGCGAAATGGCTTCACGGCATCGTCAAGTCTGTTGACGACTACGCGGGCGAGTATCTGCCAGAAGACAAAGACCCGAGGGTGCTTGTGCGCGGCTCGTGGCTCGTGCGCGGAGGCTCGGCGTTCTGGATCGCCACGGCGGGCATCGGTAAGTCAACGTCGTGCATGCAGCTCGTCCACTGCATGAGCGCGGGAATCCCCTTCTGCGGGCTCCAGCCGCGCGGCGCGCTCAAGTTCTGGGTGTTCCAGTCGGAAGACTCGCAGAACCGCGTCGCGCAGGACATGCTGGACGTGCGCGCGGAACTCATCGAGCATGCGTCCGACTTCGACTGGATGGCCGAAGGGCGCAAGGTGAAGTTCATCGACCTGTCGGAACTCGACGGAAGATGCGGCGTCGCCTTCCTCGACGAACTCGACAAGATGCTCCGCGCCGCCGACCGACTGAACGAGAAGCCCGACGTGATCGTTCTGAACCCGCTCCTCGCGTTCGTCGGCGGGCCGATAGTTGACGGCGGCTACGTCACGCCGTTCTTCCGCGGCGGCGAGATAGGGCGCAAGGAGACGTGCGGACTGCAAGCGATCCTCGAACGCCACAAGGTCGGCGTCCTCATCTACCACCACACACCGAAGCCCCCGACGGAGAAGGAGATAGACGGCTGGATGAAGTCGCAGTTCCCGGAGTACCAGGGCGCAGGCTCGTCCGACATCACGAACTGGGGCCGCTCGTTCATCACGATGATGCGCGTCAAGGGCCACGCCAACGTCGTCTGCTGCACGGCGGGCAAGAACGGCTCGGAGCTCGGCTGGGAGCGCGTGGGCGGCGCGTACAGGCGCTACATGGCGTTCTCCGACGAGATCGGCGTCTCGGGCAAGGCGCGGCACGCTTGGCGCGAGCTCACGCCCGACGAGTACGACGACATCGTGGGCAAGGAGAAGAAGGACGACGAGAAGAAGGCGCAGGACGCGGTGAGCCAAGTGGTCTTTGCTATCAAGTCCGCGAAGATCGCGCCGATGACCGGCGTGAACCACCTCGAAACGCTGATGGCCGACAGTGGGCTTCCGCGTCGCGTCTTGCGCGGGGCGATTGCGACCGTCGTGTCCAACGCCTCGAAGTTCGGGCTGACTATCCAGCCGATTCTCCATGCCGACAAACACTGGCATAAACACATTGGACAGGCCGAGAGTTTGCGTGCCGCGGCCGACAAAAACAAGCAGGCGACGAAATACGCCGAGACGATGGAAAAGGCCGGAAAACTGCAAAACGTGGACACCGTGGAGGCGATGGTTGAGATGAAACCCGCACCACAGACCGAGGAAATCGCCCAGGAGGAGCTTGGAGATGCCGAAGACTTCCCATTCTAAGAAGACAGCGCCCGTCACGATCATTCAGGACACGCGCGAGCAGATGCCGCTGGACTTCTCGCCGTTCGAGGGCGTGACAGTCGAGGTCAGCACAGTATGGCCGGGAGACTACACCATCAAAGGATGGGAGAAGTCAATCGCGTTCGAGCGCAAGAGCGTCAGCGACCTCATTGGCACGATGAAAGGCGGATATGTCGGCAAGGATTCAATTCGCCGATACGAGAGCCGCTTTGACTTGGAGCTTGAGGAGTTCGAGCGCCACTACGACCGCGCATTTGTCATCATCGAGCCCGACAGGCCGGAGGTGATACGGCAATGCGGCGGCGAGCCTTGCGACGCGGGTGCGCAGATTGCGAGCGGCTGGTATCGCTCAATGATTCCGCCTGACACCGTGTTCGCGTTCATCCGCGCGCTCACCGTCGAATACGGTTGCCACGTCTACTTGGCCGCAAGCCGCGAAGACGCGGCGCACGAAATCGTCGAGGTCGCCCGCAAATACATCAGCTCCCGCCGCCACGTCATCCACCGCGGCAAGATTGCAGCGAGCGAGCAGGCGAAAGAAGAGCCCGACCCGTGGTGATTGACAGCGCGAGCGGCGAATGATATACTTCTCCTTAGTTGTCTCTCCATTGGTTTTGGTTTACAACTGCCATAGGCAGACAACAAGAGCGGCGGGAGTGATTACCCGCCGCTCGCTTTTGTCATTGAGTCGCCGCGAACTATTCGCCGTGGTCGGACTGCATTCGCTTTATTATGTTACGGATCACGCCGGTGTGCCACCGGCCCTTGCGAGACTTCGCGGGGTCGAGCGCGTGGGCGATTGCGTTGTTGCTCTCGCCCTTCTTGTGCCGCCTCCAAATCTCTTCGAGTATCTTCTGCTCGTCGGGATTCTCTATGATGTTGTGCGGGTTGCCAGGATCGACGGAGTAGCCATAAGGCACTTGCGCCGACATCCGCCGCCCCGCCTTCTGGTGAGCCCTCATCGCCGCGCTCGTCCTCTCGCTTATCATCTTGCGCTCAAGTTCCGCGACGGCCATCATGATCTGCCGCGCCGCAACCGCATACGGGGAGTTGCCGGGAATGTCGCCCGACACCGCCGTGATCGTCGCCCCGCGCTTCTCCACCGCCCTTTCTATCTGGAGCGAGAGAAGAAGGTCGCGGGCGAGGCGGTCCCACTTCCAGACGAGAAGCGTCTCGCCCTTCCTGAGCCGCTTTATCGCCGCCCAGAGCGTTTCGCGGTAGCAGTCCGCGCCGCTCCTGTCGGGATCGTTGAGCGTGGCGACGACGTGCCACTTGCGCCTGTGCGCGTATTGCTCGCACTCCGCCGCCTGCCATTCGCACGACTTGCAGTCGGCAGCATTTGGCCGCGGCGACCATCGTGTGTATATTACGCAGTTCATTGTGTCCTTTCTGTTTGGGTATTATACCAAATAAAAGCCCGCCGAAGCGGGCGTTGTTTCGTTTGTGTCGTTTGTTTCAGGCGGCGCTCAGGGTTTCGTAGACCGCCTTATACATTGCGTCGATTGCCTCTGCGTCTTCGAGGTTATCGCGCAGAGAATCGGGAGCGGCGGCATAGAAGCGGCGGGCGTTTTCATCCCCGCTGCGCTTGGCGATCAGAATCTCCGCCGCGTGTTCGTCCGCGTCGAAGCACTCCCACGCCTCCTCTGCGTCGTGCGCCAGTTCGCCGAGCGTCTTGCCGCGAAGCGTTATAATAACGTCCTCGCCGCTTGGCGACCAGTTCTCAATCTCCCAGCAGTAATCGCCGCAGGGCATTATGCGCCAGTCTTTCAGCAATGCGCCCATGCGCGTAGTGAGTTGGCGCTCTTTTTTCGTGATGTTGTCTTTCATGTCTGTGTTCCTTTCTGTTTGTGGTGATTGATTATTCGCCGCCCTTCTCGGCGTCTCTTGCTGCTGCAAGTAATTCTGACGCCCTTTCGCGATGCTTCTTGGCGGCGCGTTCGTCGCCGCTCTGAACCGCGCACGCAAGCGCGCGGCGCGCCTCGAAATATCTTTGAGTTAGTTCGCGTTCTCGTGGTCCGACTTTATACATGATATTCCCCTTTCTGTGAGTTGTTTGTTTATGCGGCTCGCGCCGTCCAGTAGATCGTCTTCCCGCTGTCCGCCGTCCGACCGAAGATGCGGAAGCGGATGTTGTTGATCGCCTTCTGCGGGCTCGTCGCCCATGTCGGGAACTCGCCCAGATGGGTGCTGACTATGTATTTGCGCTTCATGGCAGAAACCTCTTTATGTGATTTTCGATTGCTTGCAGGCGCGCCCATGTGCGCCGCCATTCTTCTTGCGACTGCGGAGAGAGCCGCATGTGGCTTCCGTCTATCCACAAGTCGTCGAGCAAGTCCAGCTTGCCAAACGCATTTACAAGCGCTGTGAGCTTCTTCAAGGCGTTCTTTGCGAACTTGCGCTTTACCTCCTGTCGCGTTGCAGCGTCCGCAACATGATGACGCCAGAGCCATTTAAGGTTGGCTTCCTTCTCGATCTCTTCTGTGCTTTTCATGGTTTGCCCCTTTGTGTTAGATGTGATTGATGGATTTGATCTCGACTGTGACCTTGAGGACGCGGGGGAAGCGACGAGCGCCGCCCCCCTTGTCCTTTCGCGCCCATGCCTCGCGCCCTGCCTCGAAGATCGCCGCGAACCTGTGCGCGCCGTTCCTTCCGAAGCCGTGCGCGTAGCCCGTCGCCGTCTTGTGCAGGAAGTGCGTCGGCGAAAGCTGGACGATATAATATATCTCCTTGCCCATGTCATGCCTCGCTTTCAATTATTCGCCAGGTGGCGGAGCGGTCGCAATACTCATGCGCCCATGTGTCGCCGTCGCGGCTTGCCATGATCGTTTTATAGTCCGCTTCCAACTCTTCCGGCGTGCTGCATCCGTCTTCGTTGAACTCGTCTATAAACTTGCGCACACGGTCGCCGACAACCTTCTCCGCGGCCTCTCGCGTTTTGCACACAGTCGCCCATGTGCCCAAGTCTTCGAAATCATAGGTGCTTGCCGTTCCTATGAGGTGCGTCGCTTCGCTAACTATGTATATTTTCATCATTGCCCCCTTTCAGTTTTTCGCCATTGTGAACGCGGCCACGCCTATAAAGGCATTTAGGATGCACAACGCGCCGCCGACTGCACCCGCGACCCTCGCCACGGCCTCCGGCAGCACGTCAGCCGCCAGGACGCCCACAAGGACCAGCCAAGCGGCCAGCCCCGCAAAGTAAACGACCTTTAGCGCCTTCATGCCGTCACCTCGCTTTCAGCATTTTGTGGAACTCGTCGAAGGCCACGACAGCGGCGGCATAGGTGTCGAATTTGCGATTCGTCGCGCCTATTCCGCGCTGGTAGGTGTGGAGGGTGTATGTCACCTTGTTGGTCTTCGTATTGATCTCGTAGCCGAAAATGGCGTTATCCCACCCGCAAATACGGGAGAGTTCGCCGGTGATTATATTTCCGTTCATTGTTTGCCCCTTTCTGTTTGTTGTTTTTGTTTTGGCTTGCCATCATCAGGCCGCGAGCGCCACCCCGCGACGACAGGCGCGACAGCGCGCGCCCGTTTCGGCTTTTAGTCTTCCTCCCAGATCGCACCCCGCCGGGCGAACTCGTCGAACACCAGCCAGGCCGCGCGCTCATACTCCGACAGCTCGCGCCAGTTGCGCCGCGACCGACCGAGCACCCCAGACAGATCGAGCGCGACACGCGCACCGACGGAGAAATCATCAAATGTCGCCATTTGTCGCCGCCTTTCCGCTCCAGAGTTTGAGACCAGGGCAACGGCGAGCACCCGCCCGCCGCGCCTCCGAAGCCCCGGCGAAATGCGCCAGGGACAGACCCGCGACCCAGAGAGCCGCCCAGCCGACTATCAAACAAGCGTTAAACATGGTTTAACTCTCCCTTGAATGGTTGACGAACGCGACCCGGACAGCCACGCAAACGCGCAGCCGCCCGAAGTCGCACCGGCTCAGGCCTCCGCGCCTTCGTCGTCTTCTTCGACCTCGCACCCGTCAAGGCGGAAGGCCAAATCCTCAAGGGCCGACCACGCGAGCGCATTCGCCACGCGGTTAAGCTCCCCGCCCGTGATGGCCTCGACCGGCCCGAAGAGAACGCGCGCGGCCTCCTCCTCGATCTCGGCGGGGTCTTCGCCCTTGAAGCAGTTGAACGAAAGGACAGCGCCGACAACGCCGCGCGCCTTGCCGTTCTCGTCGGTAAAAAGTCCCTCGTTGATCTGCTCACGAAGGCGGGCGACGATCTCGGCGCGGTTCTTCGCGGTGAAGTCCGCCGTCTCGCTGTAGTAGATGAACCCGGAGAAGCCCCCGGCCGCACCGCACGAACAGCGGCAGACGTCCGCGAGTTTCTGCGCTGTGTCCTCGTCGATCTCGCAGCGGCCGCCGTCGATGTTCCGCGCCTCTCCGCCGAGCTGGCGGATCACGGCGAAGTCGAGCGCGTCGAGCGTGCAGTCGAAGCGGCGAACGTGCGCCGCGGTGGTTGTGTTGGTGTCCATTGTTCTCTCCTTTCGTTGTGGGCTTTCGCCCTTGTTTTACGGGCTTGCGGTTGATTAGGCCGCGCGGCCCTGGTTTTGGTTTACGCGGGTATTATAGCATAATGCGATTATGAACGCAAGGGGGTATTTTAATTTTTTTTCAAATTTTTTTGCGGGGGTTTTAGGGGTGATTTTCGCTCCACGTTCCGCACCCTTTCGCCCATGTATGCCGACTATGCCGCGACTATGCCACGCGCTCACGGCATAGCCCAGCGGCGGCCATGCCAGAGGGGGGAGTAGTATTTTATATACTACCCCCTCGGCGGCATAGCCGACAGCACACGACGGCACAGCCGCCACCTATGCCACCGACAGCGGCACACCGCGCCCGACTACACTCGGAAAGGTTAAATGGTTAGCTCGGGTAAAAAGTCGCGCGCGTCCTCCTCGCCGCCTGCCGTCGTCGCTGTCCGTCGTCCGGGCGCTCGATTCCCGCCCGATCACCCGCCGCCCGTCCCCCTTCCCCGCCCTGCTCGGAGTGGTGAATCAATATGTAGTGGTGCTGGCGGTTGCACAATGTTAGCGCATTATGCAACAGGGCGACCGGCGACACGCTGCGCACGGTCAAGGGCAGACACAGGACGCACACAGGGCCAGCCAGGGCGACTGGCGACACACGACCACAGGAGGAGCGCACCCACCCCCGCGAAAATCTTTACCACACCCCCCACCCGCGCGCCGTTGGGACTCCTTTGGTATCTCCCGCCCCGCGAACCGCGTCCCAGCATCCGTTTTCCGCGGGACTCCTGCCGCCGGAAATATGCGCGCGCCGACCGGCTCCCGAATTGAGGGGGAAACCCCCCTTCAAACCCCCTTGCGCGGACTGTCCGAATTTGTCCGCATTTGTCCGATTTAGCGTGACAAGAGTATTTGGTAATTTATGTGTCGGAGGAGCGAACCGCGATGACTGCGACGAATCCCAAGATCAAGTCTGCGCTGATGTCGAGAGGCATCTGGCCGGACTTCGTTCGCCTGCGCGAGGACGAGAAGCTGGCGCACGGCGGGACATCGCGTTCGCAGACGATTGCGGCGCTGGAGAAGATTGCGCCCGATCTCGTGGACTTGGTTAGGCCGAGGGGCCGACCGAGGGGGAATCCCCCTTCGAACCCCCTCAAAGCCGAAGACGGCGCACCCCCGAAAAATGCGGCTGCTGAACCGGCTCCCGAATTACCCCCCGTTTCGCTCGCGGACGCAAAGCGCTTGAAGAAGGACACGAACCGAGTCGCGGAAGGGCTCAAGTGGCAGTTGCACGGCGTAGATTCGGAGCCGAAGGGCGTGCGCGCCCGGGTGTCGAAGGAGATGTTCGCCAACAAGTCGTGTTCGATTTCGGTCGCGTTCATGTGGGCGTATTCGAACCTGTGCTTCCTGGACGCTTCGCCCGAGGACGCGCCGAGCGCGGTCGCGTGGCAGATGTACGTGGACATGATGACGAGCCCTTCGCTCAAGGCGGACATGCTGAAGTCCGGGCTTGGCGCGGCGATGCGCAAGGCGGAGGCGGAGGGCGAGGTCAACGGGAAGTTCGACGGCGAGGGGGAGTACGACCTTCTCGCGGCGATTGCGAACGGAGGTGGCGAGTGAGCCGGTTCGCGATGCCGAAGGACCCCGTGGCGAACGCGAAGGTTCGTCGGCGCCTGCTGTGGGACGGGGCGCACGTTCCGGGCGCGGCGCGTGAGATTCGCGAGGCCTGCAAGAAGGACATTCTCTTCTGGGTGAACGCTTTCTGCTGGACATACGACCCGAGGCGGAAGCAGCCAATCGTCCCGTTCATCACCTACGAGTACCAGGACGAGGCGATTCTTGAGATTCAGGACGCGGTTCGCGTCGGGCGCGACGTGGCGATAGAGAAGAGTCGCGACATGGGCGCGAGCTGGATAAACGTCATAGTGCCGACGCACGACTTCTGCTTCATGTCCGCGCTCAACTTCCTGTTCGTCAGCCGAAACGAGAGCTATGTCGATGAACAGGGAAACCCGAAGGCGCTTTTCTGGAAGATGGACTTCCTCTTGAAGCACCAGCCGAAGTGGTTGAAGCCGTCGCAGATAGTGCGCAAGTCGATGCACCTGGAGAACGGCGAGAGCGGCACGGTGATTTCGGGCGAGTCCACTACGGGCGAGGTCGGTCGAGGCGACAGGCGCACGGCGATCCTGCTCGACGAGTTCGCGGCGTTCGAGACAAAGGCGGGGTATGCCGCGCTCGCATCGACGCAATCGACCACTAATTGCAGAATCTTCAACTCTACGCCGAAGGGTGTCGCGAACGCGTTCTACGATGTCGTCCACAAGACCGGCGCGAAGGTGATTCGGATGCATTGGTCGCAGCACCCGGAGAAGAACAAGGGGCTCTACTGTTCTACGCGGAACGCCGAGACGGGACGAATGGAACCAAAGTTGCTTTCGGACTGGAAAGGCGTCGTCGAGGTCTGCGAAAAAGGCTCGAAGGTCGTCCGCAAGGTCGCATTCCCGGAAGACTACCCCTTCATCCTCGATGGCAAGACGCGTTCGCCGTGGTACGACCGCGAGTGTTCGCGCGCCGTCAATCCCGTGGAGATCGCGCAGGAGCTCGACATCGACTATCAGGGAAGCGACTACCAGTTCTTCGACCCGATTGCGGTGGAGCGGTACAAGGAGCAGTGGTGCCGCGAGCCGGAGGCGGTCGGCGAGCTTGAAATCGACGTGGCGCAGTGCAACGCGCTCCGCCTGACGCTGAATCCCAAGGGTAGCTTCTCGATGTTCGTTCCTCTCAACGAGACGGGGAGGGTGCCTCCCGACGAGAAGTTCGTGTGCGGCGCGGATGTCGCGGCTGGCACGGGCGCTTCCAACTCGACGCTCGCGTTCTATTCGCGAAAGACCAATGAGAAGGTGGCGGAGTTCGCCAACCCGAACATGCTGCCCGACGATTTCGCGCGCTTCGCGGTCGCGGCATGCCGCTTCTTCAACGACGCCCTTCTCGTGCCCGACCGCTCTGGGCCGACGGGCGAGGTGTTTGTCCGGCGCGTGCTCGCGGAGGGATACACCAACATCTACTTCCGCAGGAACGAGCGCAAGATTGGCGCGCCGAGGACTGACGAACCGGGCATCTGGCTCAACCCTGCGGCGAAGACATCCCTTCTCCAGCAGTATCGCGACGCGATAGGCCACGTCACGATAATCAACCGCTCTTCGCGGGCGATGGACGAGTGCCTTCGCTTCGTGATGACGCAGAGCGGGAACGTGGAGCACTCTGCGGAGACGAACGCGAACGACCCGAGCGGCGCGCGCCACAACCACGGCGACTTGGTGATCGCGGACGCGCTCGCCAACCTCGGACTCGCCGACGACGCTTCGCGCGACGTGCCGCAGGAGAGGACGATCCCGCCGGACACGCTCGCGTGGCGGATGCGCGAGGAGAGGATGCGCGAGGCGGAGAAGGACACGGACACGCTTGGGCCGGAGTGGGAGCCGTAGGAGATTTCCCGCAGGTCTCCCCTACGGCAATCGAATAAAACACAGGAGGTGACGACGACATGACTACGCTTGCGATAATGGCAACCTACGAGAAGAAGCGGCTGAAGTGCTACGGCACGGTGGCCGCAGGCGAACATGTCGCCGTCACCGTTACGGACGGCGCGCAGTGGATCGGCGAGGGGAAGGCGCTTCGGCTGCGCGTCCTCTTCGGCCCGGACACCGTGGGCGTGTTCCCGTTGGCGGACGGCGACGCGTGGAGGGCGACCGGGACGCAGAACGCGGACGCATACTGCGAGTTGAACCTCAACACCTTGCAGGCGGAGAAGTACCTGAAGCACGGCGGCACCTGCCTCTGGATTCTCGATGACGTGGAGAACCACACGCTCTACGCGACGGGCGAGTTCGACGTCCTCCCGTGGCCGAAGCGCCGCGGCATCGACGAGCCGATAGACCTCGACGGCTATCCGCTGCTGCTCGACGAAATCAAGGACTTGAAGGAGGCGTTCGAGGAATACCAGCGGACGGTCGCGCAGGCGCTCGCCGCGAAGCAGGACACCATCTTTGACCTCGCAACGATTCGAAGCGGAGCCGCCGCTGGCGCGACCGCCGTGCAACCGTCGCAGATCGCGAGGTTCGTGGACGACGCGGAATACAAGGCGCAGTACGGCGAGCAGAACAAGCCGGCAATCCTTTTCAAGCACGGCACAAACGTGATCGTGGCCTTGGACGCGACGCCGTTCGTAAGGGACGGCATGGTGTCCTCGGTGGAGATCGAAGACGGCAAGCTCGTCATAACGTTCAACACGGACGCGGGGCAAGAGCCGATAGAGATCCCGCTGACCGACATCTTCGACCCGGCGAACTACTACGACAAGACCGCGGCGGACGGAAAGTTTGTCGCGAAGGAGGTTGGCAAGGGGCTCTCGACCGAGGACTACACGACGGCGGAGAAGACCAAGCTCGGCGGCATAGCGGCTGGTGCGCAGGTGAACGTTATCGAGACGGTCAAGGTCAATGGCACCGCGCTGACACCGCAGGACAAGGCGGTCAATATTCCTGTGCTCACCCTCGACAACACCGTGACGCGCAACTCCGCAAACGGCGTCAAGTCGAGCGGCATCTGGTCCGCCATCTGGGGCACAGCCTCGACTGAGTTCTCGTCGCTGTACGACTGGTGCGTGAGCCAGCTCGCGGGGAAGCTCGACACGTCCTCTGCCGCGCCCATATTCACTGCAAAGACCTACGCGGTTAACGATCTCTGCACCTATAACGGCGTGATATATCGTTGCAAGGTGGGCTACACTGCGACGGCATCGAGTACGAAGCCCGACGCGGACACTACGCATTGGGAGGCGAAGCCCGTCAGCGACCTGTTCCTAAGAGCGGCACATTTGGTTACAGAGGTTGTCTCTGAGAGTCGCCAATTCGCCGATGTGCCCGGCGTGGTGGTATTTAATCCAAATGGGGTTTCATATCTTTCGCAGTTGAGCGAACAACAGCTAATTACGCTCCTGCAAAACGGCGGGGTGGTTGATGCTTTTGGGAATGCCATGTGCTTCCCGACGCGCAGCGCAACGTCGAATGAAATATATGACTTCGCCCTCACCGCCGGGCCCAACCACACGGGCAACCTCGCCGCGCTCGACGAGCAGGGCAACCCGACGGACAGCACGATACCCGCCGCGAACGTGGCGGTCAAGGGCGAAATCCCCTACATCCTCGTCACCAAGACCATCAGCAACAACGCAGTCACCCTCGACGACCGCGCCTCGAACGCCGTCACGATTTCCGCGACGCTCTCGCCCAACACGCTCACGATCAACTTCCCGACCGCGCCGACTGGCAAACTGCGCGACTTCGCCATGCGCCTCAACATCGCGGCTGGCGTGACCGCGCCCGAGATTGCGTGGCCGCAGGGCGTGACGCTTGAAAACAACGGCGGCGAAGTGCCCGAAATCGCGGACGGCGGGACGGGCGGCTCTTCGACGATTTTGTATTTCAGCGAGACGGAGAACAACGGAACGACCGCGAAGTTCCTCGTCAAGAGCGAAACCCTGGCGGCAATCACGCAGGCATAAGGAGGTCATTATGGCGAACATCAACCGCAATTTCGGCAAGCTCACGGGCGGCGAACTCACCTACGCGCCGCGCTCGCTCGTAATCGACGGACGCGAAATCTGGAACCCCCGCGCGGAGACTTACGCACAGGCGGGGTATCTGCCCGTCGATACGACCTTCCCAAGCAACCCGCCGAGCGAGGGGTATCACTGGGCTCCCGACGGCTGGGAAGAGCGTGACGGTGCCATACGGCGCGTCTGGCGCGAAGAGGCGAACCCTCCGCCCCCGCCTCGCAGGTGGACGCGGCTCTCCATCAAGACAGCGCTCGCCACGGCGGGTATGCTGGACGCGGCGCGTGCGTTCCTCTCGGCAACCGAAATCGCCACGGGCTACACGGCGTGGGAGGCGCTGACCGATTGCGACTACATCGAGGAGGGCTTCGGCGGTGCGGAGAAGTGGTCTGCGCTACTTGACGGCGCGGCAACTGCGCTCGGCAAGACCCGCGAGGAAATAGACGCGTTCCTCGACGCGATCCCGACGGAGGGCTGACGCCATGCTAATCAACCTCAGAAACGCGCTGATGGCGGGCAAGCGGCTTCCGTATGACGCGGAGGTGGAGTTCCTTGAAAGCACAGGGACGCAGTGGATCGACACAGGATGGTGCATGCAATCCGATGATATGCGGTTCGAATCTGAAATGATGCGCACTGCAAATGGCGGATTAGCAAATTTCTTCTTTGGGTATCGCTTTGTCAATTCGGCAGTGTATCGTGGCGACATGCGGACGTTTTTTATCTATGGCGCAAACCAAATTGGCCGTATTGCTATTCGATACGGAGTCGATGCAGACAACTCATCTTCAATCATTCCGCTAAACACAAAAGTGTCCGTGCTGTTCGATGGGACATCGTTGTCTGTAGACGGAGTGGTATTTGCATCCCTGACAAGAGCATACACGCCAGCAAGTTATGGCACCATGTTCTTGTTTGATTGCAACACTGGGGATACATACCGCTCCGATGTGTCTCGCTTCATAGGTAGGATGTACAGTTTCAAGATATGGCAAGGCGACGTTCTCGTCCGTGACTATATCGCCGTTCGTAAAAGCGGCGTCGGCTATCTTTACGACCGCGCGAGCGGACAACTCTTCGGCAACGCTGGCACAGGCAATTTCGTTTGCGGGCCGGACGTCGTGCCGGTCGAGTATTTGGAGGGAGACGGGAATGCCTACATAGACACAGGCATCGCCAACGACGACAATCTCGAAATTTACGCAGAGGCAAAAGTTCCAACATTCACGAACTCAAAGGCCATCTTTGGTGTCACGGGTACAGCGGGCCAGACAACAGCGCAGAGGTTGATTACGGCACGCGAAAGCTCGTCGGCGTACTGGATAACACTACAAAGGGCAAAATACGGCTATTACGGTAGGAACCGCATAGCATGGGACGGCGACTGGCATGAATACTGGCTGTCTAAGAGCACTGCGAAAATAGACTCGTCCCAAAAAGCCTCCGCCAACATAGCAAGCAATACATCGGAAACCATATATTTATTTGCAGGCAACAACGGCGGAACGGTTTATGGTCAGTGTGCCTGCCTCATTAGGGGGTTCACAATATCGAATAGCGGGACTCTGATTTTGAGGCTTCTTCCCGTCCGTGTCGGGACGGAAGGCGCGATGATGGACGTGCTCACCCGCCGCATCTACCGCAACGCGGGGACTGGCGCGTTCACATACGGCAACGACCTCAAGTACCCGATACCCGCAGAATAACGAAAGGACACGCCATGAAAAAGACATCCTACAAAATCCGATTTAATCCGAAAACGACCGTCAAGACGATTAACAAGACGCTCGACGCAATCGACGCGAACAAGGGCTACTGCCCGTGCCAGGTCAAGAGCGCGTCCACCAAGTGTCACTGCGCCGCGTTCCGTAAGTCCGACATTGGCGAGGTGTGCTATTGCGGCATATATGTCAAGATGGCGAAGGACGCGGAGAAGAAAGGGGCGAAGTGAGATGGGCCAGAACGACAGCGAGATTTTCACGCGACTACGCGAAATAGGCGAAGGTGTCGTCCGCATCGACGAGCGCACGCAACGCATGGACGCCGATATGCGCGAGCACCACGCAGACCACGAGGTGCGCATCCGCACTTTGGAGCGCGACAACGACAAGCGCAAGGGTGTCATGGCGGCAATCGTCGTCGGCGTCTCGGCGGTCTTTCAGGGGCTAATCTGGTGCATCAAGCACTTCTTCGGAGGGGGTGCATCGTGAAATACACCGCCGCAGAAATCGAGGAGCTGATTGCCACCGCGCGCGCCGCGAAGCTCGAGGGCGTGGAGGTGCTAAACGGCGACCCCGAGGCAATCGCGCTCAAGTACAACGGCATAGGCCCCGAGGAATGGCCGGAGAAATGGCGTCGCGCAATCACGCGGTGCTTCGGACTATTCGGACCCGCCGCGCTTATCCACGACTTGCGCTTCACCTACGCGAGCGGCACGCGGCGCGACTTCAATTATGCGAACGTGGAGTTCCACAACAACTGCCTGAAGCTCGCGCGATTCTCAATCCCGTGGTGGCGCGTCCTTCGGCGGTTCCTCGCGGACGGCTCGGCGCTCGCGTTCTACGAGGCGGTATCGTCGCCGTTCGGCTGGGACGCCTACGTCAAGGCGACTTCTAAAGGCTAACACCCAAAACACAAAGGAGAAAACCATGAACAAGCTAATCGCAATCACCATCACCGCCGCACTCGCGGCAATCCTCGCGGGGTGCCAAACACGCATAACCGCCGAGAAGCGCGGTACGGAGTTCTACCCCATCGAGAGAGTGATACTCGTCCCCGAAGGGCAAAAGACCGTCAAATACGTCACGGGATACGCGACAGATACGGGCGGCTACTACATGACCGCAAGGTCGCCGCTCTGGGCGACGGATGGACTCAAGGGCCTCACCCTCGACATCGGGCAGGGCGCGAACCACGTCGCCTTCGGACTCGACGAATACAACCGCGACCTCTCGACCAACGCGGTCGTCATGGTAAAGACCCTCTCGGAGCTTGCGTCCGACATCGCGGGGAAAGTCACGGCGGCAATCTGCGCGTATTACGGCGGGGGAACGGTGAGCGCCGCGTCGAAGCTGGGCGAGCTGACGATCAAAGACATCAGAGGCCGCGTGGAAGCGAAGCTCGCAAAGAAGGGCATCACTGACGCGAACTGCGCAGACTGCGACCCCGCGGCGATTGCGAAGGAAGTCTGCGAGGACTGCTGCACGGACTGCACGCCGAAATAAAGGATTTTATCGGACGATGAAATTCGGCGACCAGCTCTCGATTGCGCTTCAGACTCCCGAAGGGAAACCCCTTCAGGAGCTTGAGCGTCTCATCGTGCAGCGCCAGCAGTACCTCGGAGAGACGGCGAAGGACGCGGTCGTCGCCTCGACGATCGACGTCCTCGTCTCCGTCCGGTCGCTGACCCGCGTCGCCAATCCCAAAGACCACGGCGGAGTCACGGTCGCCGCGATGCCGACTCTCGTCGCCGGGTGGCGGACTATTGGCAGCAAGCGCGTCCGCTGCGTCCGTCGCGGCGGCGCGCACGGCGACTTCGTCCCGAAGGCCGTCAACCTCATGGGGCCGTATGTCAAGGGCGAGAACCCGCAAGTCTTCCGCGTCAAGGAGTTCTACTCGAGGAAAATCGACAAGGGGAACTCGAACGAAAGATGGACGTATCTCGTCGTCGCATACTCCCTCGAGCATGCCAGGGAATACGCGAAGAAGCGCCACGAGCGCCGCGTCAAGCGTTTTGCCGGCATGGCGAAGTGGACGATCGGCCAGGCGATGAAAAAGGTCTCGACGCGCAACGGCGCGGACGTGCGCGTCGAAGCGGTCGCGAGGCGGACGGGTCTCGCGGCCCTCACGGTCGAGAAGCTCTTCCGCGGGAAGTACGCCTTCGCGATACACCTCCTCGACGACCTCAGGTATGCGACGCCCGCGATCAAGGGAGGGGCGACCGGCGTCAAGCTCGCGATGATGCGCGCGTCGAACAAAGTCGCGGGAATCATCCGCTCCGATTGGCGCGCCACGGAATTTTTCAACACTGCAGCGTCGAAGGTGAAGACGCCGTTCGAGGAACTAATCAAGGGGAGATAGCATGGTCTCGCAGATGGCGAAAGATACGGTCGCGAAGTGGGAGAAGGAGGGCCTGAGGCCGTCCTTCGACGACATCGTGCGGCTAAACGCCCTCGGCCTCAAAGTCGAGCGCGGGCCGAACTCCGCCGACTTCGCCGCCCTTCCGCGCGTCGCGTTCCTCGGCGACCTCGTCCTCGTCGAGCCGACCGTCCGCCGGTGGATGTGGATCGACGCCGCGCGGCAGATAGTCCAGGATGCCGACTTGATCGTCTTCGCCTACGCGCTCGCGGTCAGTGAGCCGGTCAAGCTCACATCGCGCTCGAAGCTCGAAAAGGCGCTCGACGAATTCCGGAAGGAGAACCTCCTCGACTTCTCGTCGACGCAGATCTCCGCGGCGGTCGACTACGCGCTCACCGGCGGCGACCCGGAGGACGGCGAAAGCCCGGAACCGTCGAAGGCGGAGCTGGCGGCGGCCCGGGAGGCGCGGGAGCTTCCGGCGCACATCAGGTCGGGCGCTGCGGCCCTTCTCGCCTATGCCGTCGGCTTCGGCCTCGACGCCGAGGCCGTGAAGGACTTCACCTGCCCGAAGCTCGAGCGGCTGATCGCGGTCGCATCGATGCTCAAGGGCGCCGCGGTCAAGGACAGCGAGCACAGCCGCGCATGCGCCGAGTACTACCGCACGGCGGACGCAATCTACGAAAGGTTAAAACATGAACGAGAATCTTGAGCTTAAAATCGGCTCGCGCTTCGACTCTTCCGGCCTTGAGTCACTGAACAAGGGCATCCGGCAGGCGGGGAACAACGTCAAGCGCGCGAGCGGCATCATGAACCAGGCGCTCGGCACCCTCGGCGAAGTCGACGGGGCCGTCGGCAAGGTCGCCTCGAAGACGTCGAACTTCCTCGGGTCGTTTCTCGCGGGCGGGCCAGCTGCCGCGGCGATGGCCGCGATCGCTCTCTTCCTGACGGAGACAATATCGCGCTTTAAGGCGCTTGTCGCCGCGCAAAACGAGGCACGCGACGCGTACCGCTCACTCCGCGACCAGATGCTCAATGGCCAAGAGCGGACGCACCGGCTTACCTTGAAGCACCTCGAGGCGAAACGCGAAAAGGAGCGCAAGGCCGCCGAGGAGGCCGAGAAGGAGGCGAAGCGAATCAAGGCCGAGCGCGAGGCGGCAATCGCCGCGCACGAACGCGCGCAGGCGCAGTGGAATGCGATTCTCGAGAAGCGCGGGCAGCTCGCGATCCAGCAGATGAAACTCGGCCAGACGGACGGCGACCCAATCCAGAACGCGCAGAACCAGGCGAAGGTCTCGCAGGCAGAGGCGGAGCTTCGCGTCAAGGCGGCGCAGCGCGCCCTCGCGAACGCAATCGACCACCGCGGCAAAACGTCTACCGAGGCGATGCAGGCGGAGCTTGCGCTAAAGGCCGCCGAAGTCGCGCTCGCGCAGACCATCAAGAACAATGAAAAGGCGGTCGCCGACGCCATCAAAACCGTGAACGAGGAGAACGCGGCGAGAGCTGCCGCTGCCGAGGCGGCGAAGATGCGCGCCGTAAAAGAGAAGAAGGCGGCGGAGGCCGCCGAGAAGATCGAGAAGGTCAGGGCGCAGCACGAGGAAGCCGTGAAGCGCATCGACGAACGGCTCGCGAAGGCCCGCGAGGAGGCGGCGCGCCTCGAGGAGAATGCGCAGCGCGCCCGCGGCAAGTCGTTCAACGAATGGGACCGCGGCGAACGCGAGCGCGCCCGCAACGAAGAGCGCGAGGCGAAGAAGCAGGCGGGATTCCTCGACCGCGCGGCGCGCGAGCAGGCCGCGATAGGCCAGCGCATCTTCGACCGGCACGGGCGGCTCAGGAAAGGCGCGAACAAGGCCGACATCGAGAAATGGAAGAAGCTGAACGAGTTCCAGCTGAACAACGATCCGAAGAACAACCCGGCGATCAAGGAGGCCGAGCGTCTCGAGCAGGAGCGCCGCGACCTCGAGGCGAAGACACAGCGAGACGTCGCCGACATCAAGGCGGCGCTCAACGGCGCGATGACACCTTAAAACGAAAGGAGAGGATATGGGACTTTTAACAAGCTACGGAGCGGCGAACCGCGTCATCGACCAGGACCTCGGCATAACATACTCCCGGCAGCGGGTCTACCAGGACTACACCTATGTCTACGGCATCGCCGAGCTCATCACAATCCACAGCGTCTGGGAATACCACCGGCGCGCGACGAAATCGTACAGGTACGTCGGCATGGACCGCGACACCGCGAACGCGTGCGCCGCGGCGATGGTCACGAAGTACACGCGCACGACGAATGTCAGCGACTGGAACGGCTCGGGCGAGCATGGGGGAACATTTTCGGACATAGACGGCGGGACTATCCCGATGGCGGAGATCGCGGTCGTGCACGTCGCGGGGTGCATGTACGAGGTCCACGTCGCGGTAAACGAAGACGACATGCGGCTTCGCGTCGCGATCGTTGCCAACCCCGAGACGCTCTTCACGACCGAGAACGCCCGAGACTACGACACTGCCGGAGAAGACGACTAAAGGGGGAT